CGTCGGCAAGAGGGGATGTCGCAGGATCTCGTTTCCGCTCGATGGGTGGAGGAGCATATGGGCGGTCAGTGCCTTGAGGACCAGGCGAACCGACTGCAGGACCCCGCGCGTCGCGTGCGTTAGAAAGATCTCGTCCGATCCGGACTGATCGAGGGCGACCGCCGAGAGGATCTCGACCACGAAAACGGCCGATTCGTTGCACTGGTCCTTTCCGCCGCCGTCGAGCATCGGCTGGTCAAAGTTGCCGTCGGCAGGATAGACCAGCGCGAACAACGGGCCCGGCTTGGGGATCGTCTCGGGGCGATGAAAGGCGATCCGGATGTTCGCCGAGGTAAAGACCGACTGAGCGATCAGGCGGGCGCGGATCGCGGTCAGGACAGTGGCGAGGTCGGTCTGCGAATAGGCCATGCGTGCACCTCAAAAGAAAAAGAGCGGGGGCGACCGCCTGAGATCATCCCCCGCCCCTCGGCCCACCAGAGCCAGTCGATTAGCGGAGTTGGTCCGCGATGAACGATGCGAGGTCGACCAGCTTCGCCTCGATCTGGCACTGGACCGGCTCCTTGAGGGTAGCCGATTGCGTGGCGATCTCGGTCTGAACCGCCTTGAGGTCGGTAACGAAAGCCGTTTTTGCGGATGAGGCGCCAGCCTGGGCCATCGCGGCATCGATCACGGCGCCGACTGCAGAGTAAGCCATTTGAGAATTCTCCCTAAAAAGGACTGATGTTTCCCAGCGTACTTTGCCGGGCTATCTTTTGCAAAGTCGCCTGGCCCGCAAGTGGTCGAGGGCCGATCGCGGGCGAGTCTCGGTCGCGGCGAACATGGATTTCTGCGAGGCCGATTTGCTCGGCTTGTCCTCAACCTTGCTCCCGATGCCGTCGTTGTCGAATAGGTCGCGCTGGCCAGGCAGCGAGTCAAGGCCGCTCAGTAACTTCTTTTGCACCTTCTTCGGATTGTCGTGGAACTCGCCGGCGACCTTCTTCTTTTCGCGAGTCGGCTCGTGATCGTCGAATAGGCTTTTCTTTTTGCTGGATCCGCTTGAGGACCCGCCGCCGGTGAACTTCCCATCTGATCCGTGTTCGTGGCCGGCGTCGTCCTTCGTGTACTTGGCGACGTTGTAGGCTGCACGCAGCCGGTCGAGGGCGGAATACTTGACCACCTCCCCCTCTCGCTCGTGCATGCTCAATCGAGCAAACGCCCGGGCCCATCCCAGCATGCCCGTTTCGCCCGGCTCGCGCAGCTGGATCTTTGGCTTTGCCCAGTCGCGTTTCCACGCGGTCTTGATCCGATCCCACAGTCCCCGCTTCGGTGCGGTCGCTTGGGTCATCGTCCGCCGGCCCGTGCCGGCCGCAGTGCGACGCATGGCCGCGGCGACTTGGGAGTCGGATGCGCCGGCCGCGCGTGGATTCTTGGCAGCCGCGGGAGCCTTGGCGGGGGCCGCGGGCTTCTGCGCCTCGGCGATCTTGTCCGTGAAACTCTTCGGGGTGATGCCGGCCGCGGCCGACTTCAGTTCCTCGCCAGTCGACCCGCCAGCGTTGGCGGCCGGATTGAGGGCGGCGCCGATCCCCGCGGCGGAAACGTTCCCCTGCGAGCTCTTGTCGGTCGCCACGTAGGGCCAGAGGTTCTTATTCGTCCCCTCCTTCGCCGCCGGCAGTAGCCCGCCCCCCTTGGGATTCTTGGCTGGGGTCTTCTTGGCTGTGGGGGCCTTGGGCGCGGCATTGGGGGTGGGTTTCGGAGCGGCCTTGGGGGCGGTCGGCTTCTTCGCCGAGGCCTTGGGAGCCGCCGCGGGGGCCTTCTTGGGCGATTTGGCGGCCGCGGGGGCCTTGGCCGGGGATTTCGTCGCCGGCTTGGCCGCGGGCTTCGGGGAGGGCTTGGGCGGCGTCTTGGGTGGCTTATAGACCCCCGTCCCGGCCTTCCCCGTGGGTTTGGCGGGCGATTTGGCCGCCGGCTTGGCCTTCGGAGCGGGTTTCTGGGGAGGGGCCTTAGCGGGTTTCGTGGGGGCCTTGGCGGGGGCCTTGGCGGCCGGCTTCTCCGGAGTGCCTGCAGGCTTCTCCGGAACGCGAATCAAATGCAATCGATCGCCGGTCATCGGATGCGACATTTCCGAGCTATCGACGTCCTTCCGATTCATCGCCCCAACCAAGTCCGCTCGAGAAAGCGTCAGCTTTCCGTTTCGATGGGCGTCTAGCAGCTGCTTGTTGAACTCTTCTCGAGTCGCCTTGGGGTTCTTCTTCTTAAACTCGTTGAATGCGTGCCCGATGAAAACCTTATCTCCGAACTTGGCGCCGGACTTGCCAGGCGAACTCTCGCCGCCGCTCTTGTGGAGTCCGTGGACGATGTCCGAAACCTCAGAGTGAAAGTCGCCCCCCTTCTTGGCCGCCGGCTTCTTGGCGGGGGCTTTCTTCGCAGCCGCGGGCGCGGCCGGGGGAGCTTTCTTGGCCACTCGGTTGCCGACCCCCTCGGCGCCCTTCGCCTTCTGCGCCATTTCCCCCTTGGGCGCGAACTTGCCGCCGTGGCCGCGGTTCACCTTCGACTCGTCGAACGCCTTGCGATGCTTGTCGCGATCGCCAACCGCCCGGAACTTGTCGCGCATCACGTCGAGGACTGATCGCATATGTCTCTCCTTCTTGCCCGTTCTCCGGAACGGAATCGGCTCGTATTCGTCGTGCGTCGTCGGGTTTTCCTGCCGCCACTTCTTCATTGCCCGCACTTGCTGTGCAGCGTGATCGATCAGGTCCTGATCGTGCTTGGCCGGCGGATCCTGCTTGCCTTCGCGAAGTCGCTCGAACATCGCCCCGACCACGTCGTCGCGGTCCGGATCACCCAATTCTAGCTCGGGGTAGTCGCGGGCGAGCTCCGAGGCGAAAACGTCGGCGTTCCCCATCCGCTTAGCGATCGCTGGGAACCTCGAGCGGAAGGCCTCGGAATCGCTGGCATGATCAAATCCCGCATTCTCCATCCGGGCAATGTCGCCAGCGTTTACCCCCAGTTTCTTCCGGAGGGCATCTTTCGCCTTCTCTCGCTGCACAATCCGCTCGTGCCCCTCCTGATAGGCATCGTCGAGGGCTTGCCGCAGTTCCCCTTCGTCGACGTCCCAGTCCTCGGCCGCCCGGGCGAGGTTCTCGGTCAGTTGATCCTTGGCGCTAGCCCTCGAGGGGGCATTGTCGATCTCGCGCGTGGTCTTGTCGAAGTGCTTAAGATTCGTGATCCCCTGTTTCTTCAGCGCACCGGGCCCCTTAAGGATGTTCCCCGAGTCGTCGATCTGGACCGGCGTTCCGCCCCCCTCGCCCTTGCCCTGGCCGATCGTGATCCATCGAGCATACCTCGAGCGCAGGACCTCGAGGACAGTAACTGCGCGAACCATGTCGACCTCTTTAGGCGATATACGTTGCGTCGTCGATCGTCTCGCCGGCGGCGGCGTCGCTCGGAAGGATCAGCCCCATCGCGTTCATGTCGTAATTGCGCTGAAAAGACTCTTGCAGCGCACCCTCTCGCCCGTTGCTCGCGACAACGCTGATCGAATCCGGCTGGATCACGTCGTTGCCCTTGGTGAAAAGAGCCGTGTTCGATCCGCTGAACAATGCGAACTCGGGCCCGCCATCGTAAAGCGGCTCGGTCGGCCGCAATGCGAAATGGTCCATGAAAACGTTCTTTGTGTTCGTGATCGCCGTTGAGACTCGGATCCGGAGATAGACGATCGGCGGGAGTACTCGAGGCAGTCGGAACGTCGCGGTATAGGCAACGTAGCTGCCGGTTAGCGCCGTCGGGTCAATCGTCAACGAATTCGAGACCGACTGCGCGTCTGCGATCACCGCCGAACCGTCCCACAGATCGACTCGCATCGACCCGGCCGCGGGCGCGGAGTCGGTCATAAACCAGCCGCAGAATGCCAACTGCTGCAGCGCCTGCAGGCCGGTGAGCTTGATCCGGAGCGCGGTCAGCTGCGAGCCGTCGCCGACGAACTGCAGCGCCCGGGCACCCTTGAAAACGTACGCGCTCCCTTGCGTGGTCGTCGCGTGCGTGATCGTTCCGCCCGTGGTCGAGTTCGTCGAGGTCAGTTGCGTCAGGTTGCCGTGATCGGACCCAAGGAATGCGATCGTATAGGTGAAGTTCGCCCCCGGAACCGTCTCGGTGACAGTGACGTTTTCCAGCCCGGCCAGCAGCCGCAGAGCGATTTGCACGTCGTTCCCGCTCGCGTTGTAGGCGAGGGGGGCGGTCGTCTGTACTTTACTCGACGGGTTGGTGTAGGTCAGGGTAAACGTCCCCGCCGACGGCGTCCCGCTCATCGCGATTGTCTGGACTTCGTAATCGGTGATTTTGATCGTAGTCCCAAGCGTGCCGGTCGTTAGCTCCCAGTCGTCCGGCATGTTCGCGATCGTTACGTCCTCGAATGAGCCATTCGAGATCAGATTGGGCGACCCCAGCGCGGCGTCGACCGCGGTAAAGTTCCTCGAGGCGCCGGACCCCTTCGGCCAGTCGGCCGACAGCGCGGGGGCCGAGGCCTGGCCGGTCGCTATGAAAACCTCCTGCCCCTCGGTGTTGTCCTGGTTGCATTTGAAAGTGATCGTCTCGGCCAGGATGTTTTCGTTGACCAGCCCGTCCCCGCGCTTGGTCGACCCGACCAGGACACCGTTTCCGTTGTTGGTCCCCGCCGGCGTAATCGCGAGAGAGACCACCGAGGCGTCGACCGTCTGCGATGCCCCCTGCATCTGCCGGATGAACTCTTTCACCGCGGTCTTGAGGTCGCTCGAGAATTGCGGGTTGTCATCCTTGACGGTTTGGATCATCAGCTTTTCGGCCGACTGCTGCGCCCATGACATGACTCCGTCGAGAGAGCTTTGCCCGGCCTTGATCGCTGGCGAGATTCCGTCGACCACCGCCTGCATATCGTTCGATACGTTGTCGAACTCGATCAGGTAGTCGTTAAGTTCCTTGGGGAATGCTCCCGAGGTCGTCGGCGCACGATTCAAATTGATCGTATTTTCCGCGTTGACCAGCTTGCCGTAACGCGTGAAGAACGTCGACCAGGAAATCGTCATTGTGCAGACCTCAGTTAAACGATCGAGTCAGAGGATCCGCTGGCGCGGAATGCCATTTTCTCAGTTGCGCCGGACCCTGAAACCCAGGGGAGATGTCCGATCGTGATCGAATCCTGGGATCCCAGGGGTCGATCATAAGCGTATTCGTAAACCGCATCGCTGGCATAGAGCTTTTGCGATCCGTCCGGACCGGGTACGGGGGCCCGCGGCGTGATGTTCTGGTGCATCAGATAGCCACGCGCGCCGCTCGGCTCGTCGTAGTCTGCGCCCTGTGGCAGCGTCGGCTCTTTCCCCACCCGCTCGGCTGAGATGCGAATGATCCGCCGGCCCGTCGGCAGAGCGACCGGGATGATCACCGCGGTTTTCTGGCTTTGCTGCGATTTGCTCGAGGAAGAACTCGACCCGCCCGAGGATGCTTGGCTGCGCCGTGCGATCGGCAGTTGTCGCCTGTGATAGTTGACCGGGTAATCCGTGGTGATCGAGTAGAACGTATAGAGGGCCGCTTTGTGTTCGGCGCTCAGCTGCGGCGCCGGCAAGGCACTAACCGACCCCGCGCTAACGGTCGTCTCCGCGGTCTTGCCGGATGTCACACCAGGCTTTTGCTCGCCGCCGCCGGCGTCGTTCGCCCCAGTCCCCAGCAGATCGATCCCATGCGAGTTGCCGCCGCAAGGAGTCTGGAGGTAGCACGTCCACAGCCCGGCCGCTGTCGTCGCGCCGAAGATCGAGGGCGGGAGCGCCTTGCCCGTGTAGCCCGACAGGTTGAACGGCGCGCCGAGGGTGGTCGACTGCGCATCAAAGAGGGATGTCTCGCCCGGGAACCTCAGCCGGAAACGAACCTCGGCCTCGTTAGTGCTCATCATTTCGACGATCGAGGCCGACTCGAGGAACAACTGCGGCGAGTTCAGCTTTTGCAGATTCAGCTTGGTGTATGCGATCTGCAAAACCTTCGTGATCACGTCTTTCTTGGGGATATGGGGCGGGGCCTCGCCCTTCACAGCGATCTCGGCGATCTGCGAAATCCCGTGGTCAGCGGTCGAGACCGTAAACGTTCCCGTCCACTTCGTTAGCGGAGTCGGCGGGGCGACGTAGGTTTGCCGGTCGACCACCCGATACCGGCAGGCCAGGCCCGAGGGGTCGACCGTGATATTGATATTTTGCCGGACATAGCCGTCGACCAGGGGCGGAATGATCAGCCCTCGGAACATCCCCGGCCGGACGTTGACGTGGGCAAACCGGATCACCCCCTCGACCGTGCGCGTCGCATAATGCGATTCGTCAATATCATCAACCATCGCCCAGCGATTCGATAGGACCCCGTCGGATCCTTGCGTCGTGCATCGCACCAGGGCGCATTCGACCTCGAACTCGATCCAGACCGACTTGTCCCCGCGGATGCTCACCAGCTGCACGCTACGGGGCTTGGGTCCGCCGTTGACGTCGACGTTGTTGATCTCGTTCGTTTGCGCCACGCCGTTGCACTGTAGCACGGTGCCCGAACCGATCTTGTAGACCAGATTTTGCCGCGGCTCCCAGAGCGCATCGAGGATCAACTTTACATGGGCGCCCGCGTTGGCACCGCTCGCGCCCGTGATGAAACCCTTATTCGTTCCGTTGGCGTCGATCGTCGCGACCCCGAACACCCGCAGCGTTGCCTTGGAGAACAGGGGATCCGTGCCCGATTCGTCGTATTCCGTCTCTTGCGAGAATGCCTTGGTTACAACGTTCGTGAATTGGATCGACCCATAGGTCAAGGTAGTGGCCATTAGAGGTCCTTCCGTCGGCCGAATGCTGGCATGCCGCCGACCTGGATCCGATCAGTCACTCGCCCCGACAGCCTGCCGGCTGCGATGTCGTTTAGGAACTGGACCGAGTGATTCGGAATCTCATCGGATTTTTCCATTTCTTCGCGCATGCGGCGGATGTTGTCGCCGATGCCCGGAATCTCTTCCATCGCTTTCAGGACCGACGTCAGGCCGCCCACGACGATCGTCGCCAGCTTGTTAAATCCGTTGGTGAAGATCGCCTGCCAGGGGGCGAGCGTCCGCTTGAGGTCGAGGACCCCGTCGACCAGTCCGGCGGTCGATCCCGCGGTCGCCCGGGCCTGGCCGGACTTGATCAGCATTCCGCCCACCTCGAGCTTGGCAAACGCCTGGTTGATCTGGCCCGAGTACATGCGGAGGGCCTCTTTCCCCTCGAGCAATCCGTCGCCGAACTGCTCGAGCTTCCACGGCAGGCCGCCGAGGGCTTTGGCGACGCCGATCGCGGATCCGGCGATCGACTTGATCCCGCCGATCGCGAGACCGATCTCGGCCAGTCCGGCAATGAGTGGTAGGGGCATTGGCTATCCTTGAACCGCGGCACCGTTGGCGGCACCGTTGGCGGCTTCTCGCATCATCTTTTCAGCCTTGTACAGGGCCGCGGCCATCGCGCCCTCTTCCGGCGTTTCGCTCATCGCAGACCACCAGGCGTCGGGCGGATCACCAAACGCCACAGCCAGAGCCGCAAGCGTTGCAAAGGACTTCCGCGTCATCGTCCGATCTGCATTCTGCCAGAGTCCGACCGTCAGCCGGTAATCGACCCGGATCCCAGGGGGCAAGAATCCATAGGCTGCGGCGAAATCCGCGATGGGTTGGAAGTTTTTTTTTGATCGGCCAGCCAAAGGTCATAGGCCAGCAAGAGCTCGACGCATTCCTGCGCGGTCAGGCCGCCGTCGACGAACTGCGGCACCTCGAATGCTCGCCGGACCGCGGCCTCGATCACCAGCAGCGCGGTAGCCGAGACCTGGTCGAGGGGTGATTTCAGTTCCTTGACGTGCCGCTCCATCTCGAGCTTTGGATCCGATTGGAGCATTGCCCAAACGTGCAAGGGATCCGCCGTCCTCGAGCGGATCCCATCGTAGAACTTGAAGATTTGCCGGCGCCTCGCGCCGAATAGCCAACCGAACATAGCGCATCCTCTAGGAAACAGAATCGCCCTGCGCGGGCGGGGTGGGGGCCGGCAACGCAACCGGCTCCGCGGGTTTTGCCTGAGCGGCTAGCGCTGCCTCGAGGGCCTCGACCTTGCCCTGCAGCGCGGCGTGATTGACCAGCAACTCCGCGGCGGCCTCTTGCGAGATCGGCATCGGCTTAGCCGATCTGGCAGCCATCCCGACCACCGCCAGGATCGCAGCGTGGATCCCGACCATTTCTTGCCCGCTGCCGATCCGGCTTTCGATCGCCGAGGCGAAATCGGTCGCCGTCTGCACGATGCCCTTTGATTCCGCGGTCGAGGCGAGGGCCCGGGCGAGATTGACTTGGAATTGCGACATTTCGAGATCCTCTTAGCTGGTGGACTAAATTTAGCCCGGAGACTGGAAAACTAGTCCACCCCTAACTGGTGGTCGCGTTGTACAGGACACCCGAACCGTTCTTGTAGGCTCGCCCGATCAGGACCAGGCGGGAAAACTTCGTCCCTTTGTTGATCTCGATGGGATCGCGGAAGATCACCCGCGGAAAGTTGAAAGGGGTGTTCGTCGTCAGCAGCACAAGCCGCATCGTTTTCGATTCGTTAAACATCATCGTGCCCGGCGTGCCAGGCGTGCCTGCCGTGGCGCCGGCCAGCCGCGCGGCGATCGCATCGGCAACGGTCGTTTCCCAGGACGTCATCACCAGCCGGATATCGACCGTCTCGCCCAGGTATTGAACGTCGATAGGGGGCCCCTCGGGGCCGCCGTTCTCGTCGCCCGGCACGTCGACCCAATAGGCGTTCGGCGTCACCTGCGCGCCGTCCTCGGTGTAACCGAGATTCGAGAGGCCGCCGCCGGTGTCCACCTTGCACAATGCGGCGCCGGCATATCGAGGTTGAACCGACATGGTGGATCCTTATCGATTGCCGGGCAGGAACTGTTGCGGATAAAAACGCATGCCTGCCGTGCGGGAAATCATGTTCAGATTGTCGAGCTGCGCGGTCGTCGGGCCCGTCACACTCGGCAGGCCGGCATCGAGCGCGTCGTCGACCTCGAGGACCAAGTGGCCATCGGCCAGCGCCTTCAACTCTTCCCGGCCTCGGTCCATGATCCGCTTCAACGTCTCATCGGCCTTGCCGTAGAGCCGGCGGTCGACCAGGTAGCCGACGGCGAGATCGACATTGATCCGCACCAGCTTGAAATTCGTGTTCGCGGCGAGGGCCGCCATTTGCGCTACGGTGTAGCGTCGGGCCATGCGCAAGGCGGCTTCGATGTCGCCCGATCCGTCGTTCAGCGCGGCCTGAATGTTCCCGTCGGAAAGGACGCCGCTCGAGGAAACTTGCGTCCCATCGTCGGCGGCCAGGTCCCCCAGCATGCGAACGTCGATCCGTTCTCGGAACTGCGTCGGCGTGGCGTAGGACATGGCAAACCCTCCCGATGTGAAACCAGCGGAGCGAACTGACCGGAGGATGCGCCAACGGTAGTTCGCCCCGCTGTAAAGGCGACTGCGGTCGCGTAAAGCCGCAGCCGGACCCCGACCTCTCCTTAGCCCGTGGTCGAGGTGAACAGGAATCCCGCGGCGCCCGCGGTGACCTGGACGTCAACGGTGTCGATCACCCGGCCCTCGACCCGCTTGTGTCGCGAGTCGTGCATTTCCTCGACCACCATTTCCTCTTGGTCGTAGGCGAACATAGTGATCGTCGAGAAGTTCGGCGCCGCGGCGTCGGTCCCCTCGAGGCCTTCCGGACGCGAGCAAAGGATCGCGGTCGTATCGGCCAGGATGTTCGATACCGCTCGAGTCGCGCCCTTGGCGTTGGTCGCCTTGACGGTGTCCTCGATCACGATCTCGACCCCGTAGAGCTCGGCCGGGAACTGGAAATTCTTCTGCTCCCAGGTCCCTTCGATGATCTTGATCGAGTTCGCCTGCTGCTTGAGGATGTCGATCACCTCTTGCGACCGGCTCATCGCCATCGCTTCGCCCGGGCTGATCACCAAACGCAAATCCTTGCGCTTGACCAGGCCCAGGGTATCCAGACGGATGATTTCCGCCCCGTAATCCAGCGACCGGCGGATATCCATTCGCGCCGAGGTCGAGACGTCCCATTTGCCGGTGACGCCGGTGATCGAGCTCACCGCCGAGAAGTGGCCCGTGGGATAGTTGCCGGTCGTCGTCGCCGCCGAGATGCACAACTGCGCTCGGCGAGTCATCGCCAGCTGGGCCGCGATCCGGGCATACTGATCCTTGATCGACCACGAAGCCTGCGCGACGGTCTTGTCCCCCAAAACCCAGGGGGTGGCATAGCGGATACAGTGATGCTCAACGAACTGGAAAAGCTCCTTGAGCTTGTTCCCGTCCGGGGCATCGTTGCCGTCATGCCAGACGGCGCCCGGCAGCGCGGTATCGGTGATCCGCGCGGCCTCTTCGGGCAGGCCGCCGTCTCGACCGAAGCGGGCGTAATACCCGTTTTCGGTCTTGACCGGGATCAGCTTGATCCACTTGTTCAGCGAGAAGTCTTTCGGATTCCGGCTGAAATCGACGATCATCCCCTGAGTCGACTCGTGATTGGGGATATATACGTTGTATTCACCGGGATAGACCGGGGTGCCTGCGGCCATGTTCAGAATCTCCTGTTACGTTGCCGGCCGCCGACCACCGGCGGGACGTGTTGAGTGCTAAGAAACGTTGAAAGCCGCAGCGGCCCCAGTTAGGACGCCGAGGCCGGCATCAGCTGAGGCTGGACCAAGACGTTGTGGAGCTCGGCAGCCGAACCAGACTCGAGGGCGATCGCCCCCTGGTTCTGCGCGATGCCGGTCGTGCCGATCGTGATCCCGGCACCGTTGGCGTCGCTCTTGATGCGAGCGCCTCGAGTGATCGAGCCACCATAGGACAGCAAGCCCTGCTCGCCGGGCCCGTAGGCGGCGACCGGATCACCCGAAATCGCGTGATAGGTCGACGCCGAGGGGATCGGAGCCTGCCGGGTATCCGGGTGCGAGATGCCGACAACCATCGAATTGAGGGTCGCCTGAATCACGCGATTATCGCCCGAGGTGTACGGCGTGATGAACACACTCGGAAGGATGTTGCCGGCCGCCATCCAGTTAGGGTTGTGACCCGCCATGTTTCGATTCTCCGGTTGCTAGCGTGATGCCCCGCGGGGCGTGGTTGTGATGGTTGGCCGACTCGAGACGATCGAGGCGAGCGATCGGGGGCTTAGGCGATCGCCGAGAGCCCCTTGGCCTTTCGGACGTCGTTCAGCACGTCGCCGAACTTGTAGGCCTTGCCCTCCCGGCGGAACTTCTCGCACTGCTCGCGAGCTTCGACCGCGGCGGCCTTGGCCTTGGCGTCGTCCGGCCCGCCGTGTTCGCCGTCGACGTTGAACGTCCGCAGCGCGGGGCGGGGGTTGTCCAGCTTCTGGTAGTGCTGGACCACGTCGAGGCAGTACTCGTGGAAGTCCTGATCGCTCATCTTGGAACAACGCTCGACCGCCTTCTCGAGGCCGGTCTTAACCAGCTTCCCGGCGGCGTCGATCTCGTCGCGGAAGGCATATTCCCGGGCCAGATCGGCCAGCTTCGAGTGGCGCTCGACCGTGATTTTGTCCCGGCTGATCTTGGCCACCGTCTGCTTGAGGGCCTCGACTTCGCCCTGCTGGCGCTCGTACTTCGCGACCTTCAACTCGAGGTCGGCGAGCTTTTTGCTCATCTTGTCGGGCATATCCTTTTCCTCTTTCTTGTCGATGCCGTTCACGTCGCCGTCTTCTTCGTCGACGTCGTCGACCTCGTCGGCTTCGTTGTGGTCGTTCGGACCCGGGGGAGTGGCGGCCGGCGGCGGCCCGCCGGGAACACCGCCTGCGCCTTGATCACCTTCCGCCCCGCCCATGTCGGCGCCGGCCTGGTCGGCGGGGGCTTCGCTGAGGGCCTGGATCACCGCCTGAGCGACGGCTTGACCAATCGGAGCGGCCATTGCCTGGGCAAGCTGGTTGATTTCTTCGGGGCTCATCATTTCGTATCGCTCCTTTTTGGCGGGCGCGTTGAAGGCGGGGGCGTAAACGTTCCCCTCGCCGGCGAAAGCGGAATATCGGGCGACCTGCACGGCGCGGCCGTCTTCGGTTTGCGAGTACTTCATCGGGAGATCGAGCCGCGGCGTTTCGGCGCCGAGGGCCGCGATCGGGTCGAAAAACCGCTCGCCCATGTCGTCGTGCATCCACAACTCGACCGACCGGCCGGGCAGCTTCGGCCGCTTGTGGGCCTCGCTTTTCAGCCAGTACTCGTTCGCGTAGATACACCACCGGGGATCATCGTTCCCGCCCATCCCGATCCAATAGGGCCCCTCGAATCCGAGGACCTCGGGCTGGGAAGCGCCGGCCGCGGACTCTTCCGGGGAAGGCGTGTGCCCCTCGACCAGCCGGGCAAAATTCTTTGTGTCAGAGATGCGCGAATTGCACCGCGCGGCGATCTTCTCGAGGGCGGCCTTGTCGTAAACTTCCTCGACCACCGAACCGTCCGAGAGCCGCTTTTGCTTCTTGTGTTCGCAGAAGACAGCGACGTCGGGGACCTTCTCGTATCGGTCCTGGTCGAACGTCCGGTCGGCGAGCTTCTCGAGCTTGTCCTTGCCGGAATCCCGCCAGGCAGAGAAGCAAATCGCGTTTCTCTCGTCGGTGTCAGGATGGGAGTCGCGAAGCGCGACGTGGCAGCGCTCCGCAAACTGCACCTGAGACTCGCCGGATTTTGGCTTGGGGATCGTCATGGAGCCATAAACGAAAAAAGCCCGCGTCGCTCGAGTGAGCGAAGCGGGCGAGGGTTGTTCCCAGTACCTGCGCGGGGCTTGGTGTCCCCTGATGTTTTTGATCTTAGGCGGAATTTCCTCGGCGCGTCAATCCTTTAGTGGAAGTTTCGCTGCCGTCCTGGTCTCGCGATGCGCTGGATTTTGGTGCTTTGATCGACTCGATTGCGTCGCGTTTGACCAGCCTGGTCGCCCGACGATGCTCGATTGTGATGTCGAAAGATATGCTCCCATAGTCGCCCAGCGCATCGAGCCGCAGACCGATTTCCTCGAGGATCCAATTCTTGGAATCTGGATCAAGCATCCTACCACCCCGCGTCATCGTCAGAGGCCGCAGCGAGCGCCGCAGCCAGGATTGCATTGCGTCGGTCGAGAGCGAACTGCAGCGCCGCGCGGCGGTCTCTCCCTCGGCCCCACCGGGCCAAGCCAGGGCGATCGCCGCCCCCGGGCGTCGAGGCCGGCGGCGTTGGCGCTGCAGAGGTTGCGCCCAACCAGTTACCCACCCAATTTCCAAGCCAGTTTCCTGCCCATGACATTAGGACACGTCAATCGTTACTGAGCCTGTGGTGTTGCCGTTAGCGTCCAAGCTGGCACTGATGCGATTCTTTGTATCGTTGATATCGCGGATAACGGGGGCGAGAGGTTGGCCCGATCGCTTGCCGCCGAACCATGCCGCGATGATGCGTAGGATCTGGCGAACCGTCCAGCCGGTTTCAACCCCGCTTGCGCGATCTAGCAATGCATCGGCGTTGGCATTGGCGGTTGGAACGGCAGCAGTCACCGAAGCCTTCATTGTGGCAGTTAGATCGCCTGCCGTTGGGGCGTTGGTGAGATTCGTCACCGTCGGGATTACATTATTTGTGCCTGCGTAGCCCGTACCGTCAAAAAATAGTTTTGCATTGCTTGCGGCAGTAGTCGATCCGAATAGCTGAGCAACATTCGTCAACAAATTCCCAAGGTTGAACGTACCGCTTGACTGTGGTAAGAGGCCGAGGATTGCTTGGCCGAGTGGAAACACGGCGTAAACGCTGGTGTTATCCACGGTGTAACTCCATCCCGGCGAGACGGTCGCCGATTTGGTAGAGCCGTTGTAAGACGTGCAGAGGCCAGGGCGCCCACCTGCACCAGTACCGGATACTATGAAAATCAGGCAACCAGCGTAGTAGTCGTTTGTAGCACTTGCACCCGCACGCAGCGTGATCGTGTTCCCGCCGCCCGCCTGCGCCGTGCCGCTATCAATCGGTGCAAGCAGCTGACCTAGCTTGCCCACGTCGGCCGCGGTCTGAGCCGTAGCGGCTCCCGTTGGGCCTATCTTGACCGCGGTGGCATCGATCAAGCCAGCCGAATCTACAACCACAGTCCGACCCGCGGTTGCCGGCCGCAGCAGCATTCCGATCGTGAAAAAGTACGTAAAGCGAACCGTCTGACCGTCGCAAGTGATCGCGTTGACGTTCAGCCAGTACCAATGGCCCGCAGCGTAGAATCCGGCGTCGGAGTTGTCCGAGAAGTCGACGGAAAACCCGTGCAGGCCAGTCGCGCCGTCGAAATCGATCCCGTCGGTATCGAGAAGGACATAGCCGTTGTCGCTCGCCCGCTGCGTGGTCGAGCCGTCCTTGTAAATCTCGATGTCCGTAACAGCAAGGCCGGTGATCGTTACGGATCCGCCGTTGCTATCGTAGGTATCGAACGGGAACGGGACCGTTGCCCCGACCGGAAAGTCGCCCATCGGAAACATCGATTAGCCCTCGAGTGTGTTGCGGTCCTGGGCGGCCGATTCGATCGCCTCGAGGGTTTTGGTCAGTTCGGCGACCTTGGCACGCGATTCCTCGAGGGCCTCGGCGTGCGCTTTGGCCGCATCCTGGGCCGACTGCAGTTGAATCGCGATCGTCCCCTCGTGCGTGGTGATCGTCGAATCCTTCTTAGTGATATCGTCCTGCAGCTGCTCGATCTGCTTTGCCTGGTCCTCGACCTGGGCCTGCAGGCTCGAGATCTGCTTTCCCATCTCGCCCATGCGTTCGTCGCGCAACTTGGCGTCGGTGCGCGATTGGACATACCTTGCGGCGAGGTCGCCGGCCGGCAGCTGCGCGGCCCGCTCGACCAGGTCGGCCTTGCTCGCCTTCAAGTCGGCGTGCGAGAGATTCTCGATCGCGGCGAGCTTCTCGGCGGTCGACTGTTCGCGGATCCCGAGTTTCTTCTGCAGGTCGGCGATCAGTGTATCGCGGTCGGCAAGCTGAGATCGCAGCGCGGCCTCGGGTGTCATTTCCTTGCCGTTGGGATCGAGGGGGAGGGGCATTTTCTACGCTGCCTTTCCTGTGAGTTTTCCGCCGAGCTTGCCGAGGAATCGGTCGACCTTGGGAGATGGGGCAAATACGTTTGTGCCGTTTCCACTGTTGTAAAGATAGGCTTTTTGCGTCGAATCAAAAAGGAACTGACCGCCGATCACCTCGCTTAGCTGGCCATCTAGGAGCCAGTCTAAACCCGGATCGATTGCCCCCAGGATCAGGTCCGTTCCGTTGGCTAGGGTTCCGCCGAAACTGTTCGTGTAGGCCGTGGTATTGTTTAGCTCTATGCCTAGCGTCTTATCGACTGCCCGATACCAAAAGTGGACCCAACCCCAAGTCGCGTTTGTCATCGATAGTTGAGGGGTGGTATTTCCGGCCGTTGTAAGCCCCCCGGAATCGTAGGTACGTCCGAATAGCCCATAACTGCCCACGTCGTATGCCGCTACAAATCCGCCCGATCCTACCCCGTTGAAGTTGCCCCCTACTCCCCAGGGATTGTTGTTGTTGACTACAGCGACTTTCACCCATGCGGTTAGGGTAAAGTTTTGCGTGTTATTGAACTTTCCGCGGGAGCTTGTGGTTCGGAGGTAGTGGGAACTGGCCCGAGTGAATTGGAACCCCGCAGAGTCTACCTTGCCCGCTGCATAGCCGATGCCGTTTGGACTGGTAAACGTTACTCCACCCGAACCCGAATCCGAGATATTGCTAGCGCCTCGGAGACAAAACCCCGAGGCGTTTACAAGGGCCTGGATATCGGATTGGGTGGACAACGTTCGGCCTCGAGCTAGTTGGTGCCGGCGACAATCGTGATCTGTTCGCCGTCCTCGACCAAATGCCCGTCGCCTAGCTCGGCGTACTGGCCCGTCCGCACGCTCACCCACACCGGGGGCTGGCCGGTTATGTCGTCGTGCCGGATCCAGATCACACCGTCGGTATCCCGCATCGCCGTACCGTTGTTGAAGTTGACGGCATGCAAACCCGTCTCGGGGCCGCGCGGGCAGTGCGGAGCATTCGGGAGAAAGTTCAAAACGACAGCCATAGCTGATCCTCCAAGTGAAACGCGAAACGCAAGAGAAACGCGACGCTACTTTGCATCCTCGAAGTGAGTCACGAATCCGCCCTTGCCGTCGGGCGTGATCTGCCCCTTTCGCTCCGGTCGGTCGGGCAGCTTCACTTCGGCCTGAACCGTTACGGGCGTGGGCTCGACCTTGACCTCGACCGGCGTCGGCGAGACCTCGATCGTGTTCTGGTTGATCACCTTCGTTTGCGGCACGTTGACCGTATTCTGCACGATCGTCTCGGGCACGTTGACGATATTCGTGATCTCGGGCGACGCGAGGTTGGCTTTCACGGCGCCCTCTTCGATGTTGATCACCGTCGGCTTTGCCTTCTCGGCAAGCTGCTGCCTGATCTCGCGCAGGTCGTCCGTTAGCTTCTCGATCATGCCCTGCAGGTCCTTCACGTCGGCCGCAGACTCCATCGCCTTCGCGGCGTAGCGCATGGCGTTCGCATTCGGCTCGAGATCTCGATCCGCGTTGCGCTCGACATTTCGCTCGTGGATCGCCTGCGCGACGTACTTCGCGACTACGGTCGGGATGTCGATTGCCTCGGCCTGCGCGGGCGTGGCACGTTCGCGGATCGCGGCCTCGACTCGATCCATCAGCATTGCGAATTTTTGCTGCTGGCCGGCGATATGATCGCGCATCACGTCGAGGACCGACTGGCCCGGCTGCGCGGTCCCCAGGATCGACTGAGCGCCCGGGGCGACACCGGCCGTCTGCTGCTGGCCGCCGATGCACTCATCATCCGGCCCGGGCTTCTCGTATCCCAGCGTTTCATAGACGTCGTCGACCTTGATCCGCAGCCCCATCCCGACCGCTTTCTCGAGGGCCTCGAGCTTTTCCTTGACCTCTTCGTCCTCGGTGTCCGAAACGAAACGGACGTGGACGTCCTCGGTCCCCGCCGGCAGGACGTGCCGATTCTTCCGCTGCAGTGTCGCGACCAGGTCGGTCGTGATCGACTCGTCCGAATTCTTGGCGTCGTATTTGATGATGTTCGCGAGCGTGTCAGCCTGAAAGTCGGTCAGGCCCGAGGACCCGAGGCCGGCGCCTTCCGGCTCGCTCGAGGTGATTTGCCCGAGAATGTATCGCTTGATCTGCCACTCAAAGTATTTGTGAATGATATTGTCGATCATCTCGATCCCTTGCAGACCAGTTTCCTGATGCTGGAAAGAATAGAGATCGGGATCGTTGGGCATGCGCGGGACGAAAACGATGTTTTTGCCGAACCCCAGGCGGTTGATCGCGGCGTTTTGCGTTTCGGTCAGCGCGGCCTTGTTGCCCCACGGGTAGGTCCAGACCTCGAAGCCGACGGCGGAGCGCTCGAGGTACTCCATCAGCAGTTGCAAGGTCGAATGCTTCTGATACCACGTCCAGTAAATGCGAGAGCGGATGCCCACCCCGTGAAGCGATCCAGCGGCGACCGGGTCGAGGTAATCGCCATCCTCGATCATGTGTTTGTGCAGGACCACGCGCTCGCGGTCCTCGTCGTCGAGGAAGTAGCACCGGCCATACCCCGACGTGATCTCGACCTGCCGTTCCTTCCCTTCGTCGTCGAAAAACGACTGCTGAGAGTCCGGCAGCGACCACCCGATACGAATCCCGATCTGGTTGGAACCGTAGCGGAAAGCGAGCTTGTCGCCGTTTATCGGCATCCACGCCGGACCGTAGATCGAGGGCTGCAAGGTGGTGCACTTGCGACCGTTGATCATGGTTCGGCCGAACGTGCCTTGATTCGCTGAGCGACCGTACCAAATCCCCTCCTGTAGGCTGCGGCGGTACTCAGTCCATCGCGGGATCCGCTTAAGGATCGAGGTCATGCCCGCGCAGAGTTCCTTCTCGATCGAACTCTTGGGATTGTCCGTCTCGAGGTGCCAGGGGGTGAGGGCGACCAGGCGTTGCCGGGCCTCGACGCATTCCATCGTCGCGAGGTCATTTCGCATGTACAGGGCGTTTACGTGCGAGTGCCGGATTGCTTCGTCCGGATTGCGATAGACCCGCCCGAGGCTCGAGTAGCCCGTGTAAGTCAGGATGTGGGGGACCACGGGCGACCCGTCGTGATCCATCGCCCGGCCGACGTTCTTGGATGCGTCGCCCATCGCTCCGGGCTTGATCTCCCAGCCGTCCCGCCGCAGCTGCTCGAGGATCGAACCGGTCGGAGTCCTGGCATGCTCGCCCGTCTGCAGCGCAGAGATTCGGGCCTTCATCAGGGATTTCGGATCAGGCGCCGCGGCCATCGCCGGCCCGGGCTGCGAGGGGGAGGGGCGGCCATTGCCAGAGATCATCCCGGCAATCCGATTTAGCCAGTTCGGCATGATTCGCTATCTCCCGCGGTTCAGGTCCTCGAGCTTGACGCCGCGGGCGCCCATCCCCTTCCGCCGTTCGGTCGAAAGGACGCTGCCGATCTTCGTACCGGCCTGGATCCGCGTTCGCGCCTTGAATCCGCTCGAGGTTGCGAGGCGCGGGATATACGTAACCCGGTCGCCCTCACTCGCTACCGTACCCGCAATTAGCGCATACGCATAGCGATGCCCGGCGATCGTCCCCCTGATGCGTAGTTTGTCCCAGACCCATTTGCCCTTGCTGCCGGCCCCCTGGAACGAATTCCAGAGCTTTTCCGGCACGTCGTAATAGTGATAGAGCGGGCCCGGGGAGTTCGTCTTTCCGCCGACGGTCGACCCGAGTTTCCCCTTGGCGGTTTGCCGGCGCGTGCCTTTCTTGTGCGATCCCTTGATCCCGCCCGAGGTGTTCGAGAGGGTCGAGGCGAGGTATCGCACGGCGAGCGTTGCCGTCTGCTGATCGTAGCCAATCGAGTGCACGTTGCTCGAGGCGACCCGCTGCATTTGGATCGCGCCGGCCAGGCCGGTTTTCGGGCGGTTGGCCGATTGGGTCGAAACGTTGCGATTGCCCGGCGCCCCGAGATCTTTGAGGAACGAGAAGTCGGGGGCGGAAGTGTCCCGCGGCCGGCTGCCAGTGCGATTCGACGAGGACCCCAGGGCCCGGCCAATCACCTGCCCGACGGACCCGAGGGACTTTAGAAGTCCCTTAAGTTGCTTCGGGGGCGCCTTGCCGAAGAGGCCGAGGATCGCCTGCAGTTGGTTCAGTCCGAGGGGCATCGTCAATCCTTGGCAGGCTTGAATACCTGGCGGTCGATGTACTCGATCGAGATCTCGCGAATACTGCCGGACGGCGATTGCGTGATCGAAAAACTAGCGATCTCGCGAGAGTATCCGTTTTGCTGGGGCGAGTGATCGCCAAGATACTTGGCCACCTCATGCAATCGACTTTGTGGGATCTGCCCGACCGCGCGGCATTGCTTGCGATAGGTCGTGAAACTCCCTTCGACCGACTCAATCGACCACTCGGCCGAGGTGAGGCAGTCCGGAACCGGTGGCAACTTCGGCTTGTGGGGCTCGAAAGCCTTCTCGATCACCCGCCCGGCCGGGTTGGCGGCGAGGCTGACCAGGGGGAGAGCCAGGCCGAGGATCCCCTTGAAGAAGTCGCGGCGCCTCATGGTGCACCGCCTTCCGCGATAAAGTCGAGGGCGTTCAGCGGGCGCGACTCCGCCCCCTTGTGATAGATCACCGATGGGGGCCCGCCATCCTGCAGTTCGCGAAAGATCTGCTCGATCTCATCCTGAGGCAGTTCCCACTTGCAAAGCGGATCCTCGGGGCAGGTGGTGCGAATGTCAAATTCCCAGGCGACCCCGAAACGCTCGTCCTTTTCCGGGATCCTCGGCGCGGTTAGTTGGACAGGATGGGGCAGAGCCGCTGCGATCTCTTCGGCGAGTAGATAGGCCGCGCGACCCGATACGCTGCAATCGCCTGCAGGCTCGCCTCGCGTGAGATCGTCGCGCCCGTCCGTGATGTCGCCATCATCATCAAATTTCGTGAAATAGAGCAACAGGCCGATGCCCGTATAGTCTTCCGGGTCATCTCGCAGATAGGGAGTCACCGGGGCAAACTCAACCTTAACCAGCAGCCGGCGGGCGCGGGCGAGCTGCTCGCGTTCCTTGGCGTCCGCCGGCGGGGCGCCGATCGGAAACCCCGTCGCGCGGGAGATCACTAGCGGACTGCCGATCAGGGCGGCGGCGACTGCGGCGGTCGAGGCGTGGGTCAAGAATTCGCGTCTGGTGGACATGGTGGGATCCTTTCCGTGGGGACAAATCGCACGTATCGATTGCCGTACAGCTTCGCACAAGCGGCCTTGACCGCCTTCTGGAACTTCTTCCGCAGCCGCGCCTTTCGCAACAGTCGGCCGCCGGCCCGGATGCCGGACGGGATGCGGATGAACCAGATACCGAACCGGGATCGATTCATCTCGACCGGCGTATAGGTTCGCCCTCCCACAACCGGCAGCCCGTAAAGGGTATCGGGGAGGTCAGCCATCGCCGCCTCTAACGCTAGAGACCGAGGGCGAGGGGTGCGCCTTCTCTTCCTCGAGAAGAAACCTCACCTCGGCCCCCATGCACTTTGACTTGACCCCCTCGGGCGTCGGATAGAAGTAGGAAGCGTAGGCGAGCTCGCGATTCTTGCGGTGCATGTCGGCCGCGGCCCGCTGGCAGAGTTGCGTAGCAGCCTGGAGATATGTTTCCTCAGATGGGAAAGATATCCCCGAGAGGTCGATCGGCCCGCGGATGTCATGGGAGTAGGCATACCGAACCGCGCGGCCGCCGCATTCCATGCCGATGATCTCGAGGGTCGCTTTCATCGTGCTTTCCTTCGCTTGCGGTGCCGCTGCTTTGGACAGATCAGGAAAAGAGGCGCCCGGGGGTGGTCCGCGGTGCCCCTTCGCTTCTCGGGATCGAACGGCATCAGCTTACCAAAATGCCAAGTCCGATCGGTACTGCCACGCGCCGGAATGCCTCGCCCCATTGGCTACTGTCTCCGGAAAACTCTCGCACCGCTCCCGCCACCAATCCCGAACCGCGGCGACCCTGCCGATCTGCTCGAGACACCAAACCGGCCGCCGGATTCGTCCGGCCGTTCCACCTCTCGCCGTTCCGCCACTATAGCCTCAGTCTGGAGGGCGGGGAACGTTTTCGCGCATAGCTTGTTAAATGCCCCGCTCGCGCCGTCGACCTGATCGTCATTCTTCCAGTTCGGGAAACCCTGCATTTCCAGCAAGAAAGCTTCATTCCATGGCGCGTTGAGGATCGCCACGTTGTGCATCTGCACTTGCGAGGCGAGCGGGCCCGCGCGGACCGCCTTCTCGCCGGTGACTCGCTCGGCATAGACAATGAACCCGGCCAGGTTCTTCACCGAGGACTCGGCCGATTCCTTCCCGCCCGACCCCGGCTCTTGCTCGACCCACGTCTCGACCGCCTGCCCGTACATGGTCCGATCTCGATGGGCGGTCGAGCGGATCACCGCCTCGCGCTGCGAAGCGCTCCACTGGCCGCGGACCACGTCGACCACGAAGAACGTGCCTTGCCACTCGCACATAAGCACGCCGGCCGAGAAGTCCCCGGCGCCAGGCGTTCCGGCTTTGTCCCAGTATCGAACCCAGTTGTGGACGTACTCGAGATCTGGCAGCGCGTAGACGGTCCGCCAGTCGTCGCGCGCGAACAACCCTCCCTCGAGAGGCTGCGGATTCTGCTGGTAGAGCGCAGCCCAGGCCCGCGGCGTGATCCCGCCTTTGATCGCCCGTAGCGCCCGCTCCGAGTACCGCTGCGGCCAGAGGGGATCGCCCGGGCGTCGAGAAAGCGGATCGTTCGCCTCGGCCAGCGCGGGGAGGGAAACAACGTCCCATTTGTCCGCCCATGCGGCATCGTCCTGCGAGACATACTTGCCCGACAGGATCCGCCCGGCCAGATCGTCCTCGTGCCACCTGGTCAGCACGATCAGGATCATCCCGTTCGGCTCGAGGCGCGAGCGGGCGGTCGTCATCCACCACTGCCACGTCGATTCGCGATAGGCCTCGCTGTCGGCCTCTTCCTGGTTTTTGATCGGGTCGTCGATGATCAGCAGATCGGCACCGCGGCCCGTCATCGACCCGCCCACCCCCGACGTCCACATTGACCCTTCCCGCCCGGGGATCGTCCAATGCTCGGCGGACTGCTTGGGCGGAACGATCAGATCGAACAAGTCTGCGTTGCTCGAGAGCTCGGCGAGAGCCCGGGCGCCCCAGACCTTGGCGAACTTGGCACCGTAGCCGGCGAGCATCACGGATCGATCGGGATAGGTCCCCAGGAACCACGCGGGCAGATAGCGGGAGAGGTACCAACTGTTGTGAGTCGGCAGCATTGATCGGCCGCACAGAAACATATGATTCGGGCTGTCGACCTGGATGCAAACTGTGTCAGCAATTCCAGCCGGCTCGACCGTGATGTATCGCCTGAAAGCTCGCAACCCATCGCGAGTCCTGGCCGCTTTTCTCGGCAGCCTGGCAGCGTCTTTCATGTAGAACATCACGCGATATTTCGGCCCATGATCAACGCCATTGAGCATCGACCGGCCTGCGATCATGCTGGCCTTGTGCCCAAGTGAATAGACCAACTCCCGAACTTGCTTCGCTAATAATTCGTTCACGTTGCAGAATTCGACCTGCCCATCTGGCGCAACGTGCCCATCGGTATCGATCAAGCCTTGCAGCAGTGATAGACGCTGATCGGCCGATGCCCGCATGTACTCGGCCGGGATATGTTTATTCCCAAGCAATCCCATTGCCCGCAATCGCCCCTGGAAAGTATCGCCAGCCCGCACATTTGGAGATCGAAGCGAGGGGCCTGGCCGGTAGGATGCCGCGCGTCCTCGGCTGACAGACTTCCACTCTGCGACCTCGCCCTCTGTCGCTCGAATTGCTTCGACGATCTCCGGATCGGCAGTCGTGATCGACCCATTGGTCGCAGTCCCATCGCCCAGCCAGACGCCGAGGATGTATGGATCCATTGGCAGGTCGACATACGGCAGGTCGAGCGAGCCCTGCGCGGCGATCATTGGCGCCCGATCGCATGTTCTTTCAGCCAGAAATTTCGTCGTGCGAGTAGAGATCGCACCGAACTTCCGATCGAGGCGAACAACCCATTCATGTTCGGCGTCTGCGATAATCTCATCGCCGCAGTCAGTCGTAACACGATAAACCGGCCGATCCTTCCAGACTGGCGTCTTTCCAACAACGCGACAAATCTGGCCGGCTTCGTCGAAAACATCATCGCCAGGACTCAATTCTCCAATAGTCGTCCACCCCCCAGGAATCGGAATAGGCGTATCAACCGCCAGCGCTTTCCCGTGCCGAGGGGGCATGGAGACGATTAGGCGTTTTGATCCTCGGCCGGCGATCCCGTCAGTAATGATCTTGTCGAGGTAGGCGAGGTGCGGCGCCATCACCCACCGGCCGCCCGAGACATAGGACGCGAATAGGCCGGGCGTCGCGGTGAGTGCGACCAGGTCTTGCAGTTCCTCGGGCGTGCGCCGAGGGCGCGGGGGCGGTCGGTGGGACATGCTACTTGCCCCGCTTTCGCTTCGGAGCGGGCTTGCGAGGGGCGGGCTTGGCCTTACCCCCTTTGGCTTTCAGTCTCACCTCTTTCAATTGCACCTCTTGATCTTTAATCTTCGCCTGGAGCTTGGCGATAAACCAATCGCGATCGGCGATCTTTGCCTCATAGTCTTTCGTTGGCTGATCTCGCTTCAGCTTCTCCTCGAGCTTGTGGATATAGCGAGACTTTTCGGCCGATCCCTCGAGTATGTCCTCGATCCGCTCATTCGCACTGTCTAGGGCCCGCTGCTTATCGATGATCTCCTCGGCCCGTCTGTACCAACTCGAGACCAGATCACGCAGCCGGCCAATCATCGAGGCGGTTTCGTCCTTTAGGAACTCTTCCGGCAGGATCGCCTCGAGGGCCTTGTAGGGCATGAATCGATCAGCCTCGGGCGGCGGCCGATCGGCGGGCTTCGGCGCGGATAAATTGCCGGCAGCGACGTCTCGCAAGAATTGAACTGCACCGCCCTCGGTCGGATCTCCAGGCCTGGGCGGAAGTGTCCGGAGTAATTCGCAGATCTCAACGCAAGCGTCCTCGCTGAGTCCCGCCATCATCCCCAGGAACTCGATCGCTTTTTCTACTTCGGCTTTCATTTGCGCATCCTCTGAAAGTGCCTAGAAACCCTTACGCTTTTTCTTCTTATCGTAGAGCGACTGCGGCCCGAACGATCGAAAGATGAACTGATCGCGCTCGTGATCGGTTGCCATGTTCGCAATGTCATTAGTAGGACCCCGCCACTTCCGACCACCGGGCGAGGTACCACCGCGCGGCGTCCTCGAACTGGTGCATGTGCATAAGCATTCGGTCCATGTGCACCTCGATTTGTTCGCAAAACTTGCGATCTGCGGCCCAGATTTTCGGCACGTTGTGCCCCCTGACGTCAGACTCTCGCGAGCGCAGTTCAAGAATGCCCATTGTCGGCCTTCCCGTTTGACTCGGCCTGCAACTTGGCCAACTTCTCCCGCATGTAATCTACATAGCCCGGATCGGCGAGCATGGCCTGCCTGAGATCGGGGAGGATGTTCACGTTGACCGTCTGCGAGGGAGCCGCGGCGGGATTGGCCGGATCGCCGTCGGCAGGGGCGGTGATCAAAGCCCGTTCGCGATCGGCCCGCATGCGAGCGTTGATCGCAATCGCATCCCTCTCGCGCTCCCAGGCGTCTTGCTCGTCCTTCTGGTTCTGCGCGTGCATCACCGTTAGGACCCTTGAGGACTGGATTCGTTCGGAGTCCGTTCGGGCTTTCACGCGATCGGGGTCGGTCTGCTTGTCGAGGTCGAGGGCGATCTTGAGCATGGCCGAGGGGACCAACTTCATCGCGGTCTGAGGGATATCCCAGCCCTGGCGAATGGCCTGCGCAACGAGTCGGGGCGAGACGTCCTCGAGGGGAGCCGAGGGGGCCGGCGGGGGAGATGCCGGCGGGGGAGTGGGAGAGTCAGGGGCAGAGAGCGCGTCGGCCTTGGCCTGGGCCTTGCGAGTCGACTGCAGGCGATTGTAATTCGCCGCCCGTGCCTTCTGAGTTCGCTTACCTGCTCGACCGCCTCGAGTGGTTTTTTTCTTGGGCTTGGGGGGCGGCGTCTGCTGGTCCTGCTGCTGGTCGGCAACGTCCGGCGCGCTTTGGGGCTGCTGCTCGTGAGTGGTCGACTTCTTCGGCATTGTGCGCGGGTAGAGGTGAGAGGGTCAAGAGTTTACTTGGCGGACTTGGTTCGCCTGGCCGACTTGGCGGCGCGCTCGAGGGTCGCTTTCTTGCCGGTCATCTTCTCCCAGCGATAGACGATGATATCGACATAGGCGGGCGCCAGTTCCATCGCATAGCACGTTCGGCCGAGTTGCTCGGCGGCCAGGATCGTCGACCCCGATCCGCAAAACGGCTCATAGACAATCCCCTCGGGCCAGGATCGCATGATGTGAACGGGAAGGGCGACCGGGAACCGCGCGGGGTGGTGATTAATGATCGGATCGGAGTTGTCGCAAACGCGTTGAACGCGGATCACGGACTCGGGCGGCCGATGGGACTTGATCGGGCCGGGAGTCGATTGAGGCTTGACGTTGCCGCCCAACGTCCGTTGCGCACCACCAGCCCTAACCTCACCAGCATGCAAGCACTCGACCCATTCAGCGCAGTGCACTGGTTTTTTATTGAAGTGAAAAACCCACTCATGAGACATCTGCAATCGGCCATCGTTTGCCCGGAATGTCGGCGTGATTCGATCCCAAACGTACCACCCGAACGCCTTCCACCCCTCGGAACGCATCCACTGAATCCACGGATCCCAATAGGGAACGTATTCGCCCTGTTCGTGAATCAGGCCGAGATTAACCAGGACCTGCGCGTCATCGGTAAGGATCCCGCGCTGGCCAAAAACGCCCTCCATCAGTTCGAGCCAAGTCCGGCTGGATTCCTGCGATTCCTTCGTGTAATTCCGGCGATTGGAGTAGGGGGGCGAGGTGAAGAGGAGGGCGGCTAGCTGGCCGGCAAATAGGCGATCGACGTCGACGGGAGAGGTCGAGTCGCCGCAGAGGATCCGATGGTTGCCCAGGGTGTAGAGATCGCCCGGGCGAGTCCTGGCCTTGAGCGGCGGGGGAGGTTCATCGTCGGCAGTGCCGGCAGTCACGCACGGCAATAGCTGGTGATCCCTCGCAAGGTACTCGAGCATCTTCTGCAGTTCGGCGTTTTCGACGGTCGGATTGACCTCGGCCAGCAGCTGCTCGAGGAGCTTCGAGTCGGCGATCGCCAGATCGGCCAGGGGATCGAACGTGGCCAGTACCTTAGCCGCTTCGGCGTCGTCGAGGTCGACGATCAGCACGGGCAGTTCCTGATCGGGATTGTCCTCGGCGCGCAGATGCCCGTCGACCAACTCGAGGGAGCCGTCGGCCAGGCGGCGAGCCATTAGTGCGTCAACGTAGCCGACCTCGGTCAGGATCCCGCGGAGCGCGTCGCGCTGATGCTTGGGGTGAGTCCGCCAGTTGCGGGGCGAGGGCTTGAGATCGCCCGCGCGGACCCGAGTGAACTCGACGATGCGATCGCGGAACGTGCGAGAAGGAGCGGCGCCGGCCGGAGGGGATTCGCCTGCACCCGGAAGGGAACTCGGGTGAGACGCACCAACCGGCACCGCTTTTTTTCGTCTGGCCATGCTACAGAATCGATTCGGGCTTGTGGTAGGGAACTCGCTCGATGTCGCGCAGGGTGATCCCGCACGCGGCGAGATCTTTGCGGAACTGCTCGAACGCTTGCTGGTTGTACTGGCGCTCGATGCGCGTTGAGAGCATGCGAAAGAGGTCGTAAAGAGCCGCCCCGCCGTGCTTGGTTGACCACTTCGTTTCGTCCGGCCAGACCTGGAACGAGTAGGAATAGACCGTGCGATCGGTGGACGGCAGGGGGCCGAGGGGGCCGGGAGTTGGCAGGCAGTAGAACGCCGGATCGACCATGCGCTCGAACCCCTCTTGCCGATGGCACTTTTCCGGCAGGGGAGGGTCGACTAGCTTGCGAAGTAATCCAGCGCCAGCGATGTTCTTGCGAACGAAAATCAGATTATTCCCGATCGCCTTTACCGGCCAGTAGCCCTTGGCTTCCCCCAGGTCGAGCATAGCGGCATAGCTCGCCCCATAGGCCACGTCGCCCTGCCATGCGTTATCGGGATGGTACTCGAGGATCCTGCGCTGCTCGCGATCGAAATTCGCGTTGTATTCGATGATCACCACCCTCGGCGTGTATTTCAGCGCTCGCCAGATATGCCAGTCGTTGCCGTCGACGTCGATCGAAAGGAGGTCGAAATCCTCGGGGATTGAATAGGATTCGAACCAGCCGGCGATCGTGTGCGCAGCGAATACGTCGTTAACGTTCTCGGCGGTCAGTCGCACCTGGCATACCGGCGAACCGGTCGGTCGGTTGCAGTCCCATTGCACCAGAGACCACCCGAACCGCTGGAAAAATCGCGTGTTTGAATTGCGGTAGCCGTCGCCGGCGCCGAACTCGACCGCGATCCCTCGAGACGCGCGGAGCTCGAGAGCGGTCAGGCCGTCGGGGTGATCGTTGAAATTCTGCTCTGCCGGCAGGATTCGATCCTTCCCGTAGTTTGTGCCGATCACCTTGAAGATCTCGAGGAGGGCAAGGTCCTCGCCGCATCGGGCGAAATTCACGCGAGGATCGCTGCCGTGCGAGATGGGATTGCAGTTCATGGCGCTACTGGTTCCGGTCATCAGACCACCCCCGGCCGCAGCATGACCAGCCCGCGCTCTTTGACCCACTCGAGGGCCGCTCGCCGCAGATCGGGCGTCGACTCGACCTCGAACGCGACGAACTCATCGTTGCGCAGCGTGGCGGTATTCGAGACCGCGGGGAAGTACTCGGGATTATACGCTCGGCCGACGATCTGATCGGGTATGTCCTCGATCGAGTGGACGTCGAGCCGCCCCCAGATCGGGATCGAGGGCTTTCCGTGGATGAGCGTGCGAGCGATCATCTCGCGCATGTCGCGGCATACCTGCAAGGGCGAGGGAGTCCAGCCGTTGAACACCGCCGGCTTTGGTAGCTGGTCGGTGGTCGCCTTGATCAGGGCGGCGCGGTGAGCGTCGGCAATCCGCTGCCGTGCGCGGGGCGAGATCTCGGTCGGATCGAGGCCGTCGAGCGCAGCGTCGACCCATGCCGCGGCCTGGTTGCGGACCGTCTCGAGATCGAATGAACACCGGTGGAGCTCGGCGCGGAAGGAATGCCGCTCGACGAACGGGCCCGCAGCAGCGAGGTCGACAGGGGCGGAATCGGTGGACATGGCGCATCCTCTGGAGACTGGGGGAAGGGCGGCGGCGCGGGTCGATCGCTCGAGTCCGGCCGCCGGCCCGCACGCTGGATTACTCGCCCTTGGCGACCGCGGCCAGGATCTTGCCCACCCGCTGCGGCGTCATGCCGTTACCGACCATTTCGGCGATCTCGCTGGCCTTGAGATCGGGGGCCTCTTTGTGCATCTTGATCACCTCGTCCTCGAGGTCGCTCGTCGATAGCTCGAGGGATCCGACCGCCTGCCCGGCAGTGTTGACCGGCGGGACAAACGCCTTGCCGGCCTGGATCGCCTGGACTTGCTCGACCGGAACGCGGTGCATGACGGCGACCTGCTCGACCGTCATCCCCGGCAGAGCCAGCAGTTCCTCGATCGACTCGGGCGGGGCTTTCCAGTCAGCACCCGGCGCCACGGCGTCCGCCCGCTCGCTCCATCGCTTGAAAGCCTCTTTAAGGGCTTTAGCCTGCGCCAGTTCGGCATTCGCTCGATCGCGTTCCTCGGGCGTCGTATGGCCTGCAGGCAGCGACCACTTGCCGGCCAGCAGCATTGCAGCTTGCTGCTGAGTAACGCCGTACATTTTCGCGACCTGGTCGTGCTGAATGGGCGGGTCGAGCTTGCGGAGTTCCTCGATCGGCTCGGTCCGCCGGCGGACTTCCGGCCCCTTCGTATCGGCGATCTCGAGCTCGCCCAGAGCCCGCATGATGCGCGACGTCGGCCGCTCGGGGAGTAGCCCGGTCTGCACCTTGGGCAGAAAGTCGAGGTAAGCGTCGATCAGGTCGATCAGGCCGCGCGAGTAGTGCGGTTCAACGATCGAGGGGTTTGCGCTTGACTGGTCGATCAGGTCCTCGACGGCTTCCCACCATTGGGGGCGAGGGAGGGCGGCGTCGGTGGCAGCAATCCAATTCTGATTCTCGGCGCGCCAGGCAGCGAGTAGAACGCGGATCGAGGTGGGAGCAACGCGCGAAGCGAGAGGGGCGGCGGGTGTCATTTGGTTTCCGTGTGTGCTGGTTTCGCCATGCTACTACTACGGGAAGATCTAGCGTGGCGATTCGCTAGCTTGCCGGTCTGATTGGTTGCATGCGACTACTCCTAGACCTGAGCGAACCACGCGCCAACGCCAGCGGTTTGTTCTGCCTTGCCAGCCGTTGCGGGGTGGACTCCGTCGCTAAAATAGGTCGTGTTCGAATAGCTTCCGTCCGGAACCATGTGCGGGAAACTGGCCGCTGGGATCACAGAAACGCGATTGCCTGGCGTCGACCCATATTGATTGTAGAGTCGAGTATTCAAATCGTTCTTGATCGTATCGCGACCGCCAGAGCCGCTATACATCGGCGAGATCACGAACTTTACGTTGGAAGGCAGATCAGCCGTCATCGCGGTAATGGCAGCGACGATCGCGTTAAAGGTTCCGATACCGCTCGATCCTGTGTCGCCAGTGCTAGGATTTGCCCCATAGTGGATATAGATGATGTTCTGCGAGCCGGTTTGCAAGGCTGTATTTGCGAGTGGGTAATAGAGTTTCGCATTAACCTCGCGCTGCAAGTCGGGAATGGCCGATGCCCCGGCCCTCGCCACGTTGTAGAGCTTCGGTTTGAAGCCGAACGTGTTGTCGTGGCTGGCCGTCTCGAATTCGGTCTGCGAGTACTCGGTGATCGAGTCGCCCATCAAAACGACGACGCGATTCGTCTCAAGAACGTTCGTCCAGGGCCACGTCTCGCCGCGATTCCTCGCTTGGGCGCCGAGGCCATTGGCAGTTGCAAGCATGTCGGCGTCCGATTGGGCGGCCGAATAACCCGCGATCCCGATCAGTGTCATGCTCGCCGGGCGATTGGCATACGTGGCCACGTCGCCAGCCGCATTGGACGAACAGCCCACCCAGACGTTGCCTACGCGGCCATAAGAGCCTGACAGGTCGACGGCGTCGGCAAGTCCGCTCATCGCCGGCTGATTGCTCAGACCGTCAACCCAAACGGTATTGTCGGATCGAAAAGACAGGACAATCACGCCGCCATCTGGACGCATGCCGGGCGTGCGATAATTGGCCGTGCCGGTCAAATTGATATTGACCTTGCCCACCGCTGCCTGTTGCAGCCCTTCGTAGTAGTTAACTACGCCGGTGGATCCGTTGAATCCATAGACTCGATTGCCAAGGATCCACATTAGGCCGGTCGAGTCGTCGCTGCTGGCAAGCACGCGACTCGCGGCCATGTTCGCTTGTCCGAGCGCAGCAAGCGGAGCCTTGAAACAAAAGTGAAGCGTGCGGATAGAGGCAATTGGAGCGGTCAGTTTGAACCGCTGGTAAGTCACCTCGGATCCATCGAACTGCAAACCCTTCGACGTCCAGGAGGGCTTATTGCTGCCGCTATCACCGCGGACCGTGTGATATCCGTTGCCGCTGGTATCGTTGATCGTGTCGCCGGTGCCCTCGTTCAATGCGTGATAGAACAGGAGGCTCGATCTTGGGATCGGCAGCGATCGCTTAGGGCGCATCAGCGCTTGACGGTTTGCCATGCTTAGCTGCTCAGCGACAAGAGGATCGTGCGATCGGCCGCCTCATTGCCGTTCAGGACCAGCTTGGCATATCGCCAGCCGAAAAGCTCATCGGGCAGGGCGTAGGCTTTCGACGCCGCGATCGTGCGAGTCACGTCGGAATTGCTCGAGTCGCGCAAGGGCGTGTAGGTCGTGCCATCGGCCGACACCTGGAAAGTCGCCGTCGTGTTCGTGATCGCGGCCGGGATCTGATACCCACCGCCCGCAACCCCCTTGAGGTCGATAGCGTTGGAAACGCCGCCGCCGGGCGCACCAGCCAGAATTGTCCAGGTCTGTTGCTCGAAGGAGCGGGACATTGTCATTGGCTGGACCCTGCGAAATCGCCCCGCCGAGGGCTGGCGGGGCTTGGGTGGGTGTTTGGAGGTTCCGATTCGCGAGGGGCTTTGTCCCTCTCCCCCGCCGTTCGGCGATCGATCTCCGCGTCGTCATCAAAAGGGTATTTTTAAGAGCGGGCGTCGGGACTTAAACCCAACACCTCCCCGGGTTAGCTAGCTACCGGGACTGCATCAACCTCGCCGCGCGGCGCGTCGTTCCTGGCGAGCCGCGCGGCGGTCCTGGCGTCGCTGGACTCCCAGCAGTCGCCCGAGGATCCCTCGCACGCCGGCAGCGACTCGACCGGCACCACTCGAAGCCGCGGGCCGGCATCCGCTGGCATCGCAGACCATCCCGGCCGGCTTGGCGTCGACCTGAGAAGGCTCGAGCGAAACCGCCGTCGTCGCCATCGCGACCACCAGAGAGAAAATTGCAGATCTCATTGCTTGCCTCGAGAAGAGAGGAAATCGAAAGCGCTTGATTAGTTTGCGCGATGGGTGGCAGGGCGTCAACGCAACCGGGCATTTAGCTCGCCAGCGTCAGGCCGCGGGTTTCATCCAATCATCGGGAACACTCACCGCAGAGATCGCCGAGGCGCCGCCGACAGCCGACCGGATCGTGCGCATCGAGTCGAATCTGACGATGTCGTAAGAATCGATATAGCCCATAAGCTGCTGATCGGGATCGTAGAACGCGTAGGGGATCGCGTGCCCGTTGCGGCCGACGTTCACAATCATTCCGTGCATCACAAGCGAAATGATCTCGTCCACCGACTCGGGAAAGATCACCTCGAGGATCCGGAAGTTCTTCGCGGTCTCTTCCCAGCCCGCGGGGAAGTCTCGCACGGCGACCCACGGGCCGCTCGACTGGTTGATACCGCCCTTGCCGGTCGTGCCCTGCAGCTGATGCTTGAACCCGTAGTCCCGAGGCTGAATCTTGTCGGGCAAGAATCCGCGGCGGACGGCGATCTCCATCACCTGCCGGCAGTCCGCCCCGCCGCGTATGCGAGGGTTGGCCTCGGAGTAGACCGACAGCGGAGATACCCAAACGGATCCGTATTTGGCCGAGTCCTCGAGCCTGACGCCGGCTTTCGGGCCGCCATAGATCACGCCGCGCTGACGATTCCAGCACGCTTCAAACCCTCGGGAAAGAGAGTGGCAAGTGCACTCGTCGGTTGGGTTCTGGTTGGTGAAGCGGTCGACGTAGTGAAACGGCCAAGTCTTATTCGCTTCGTTCTCGGCCGCCTTCGCAGCGTACAGCCGCGGCTCGATCTTCAACTCGGGGGGAAAGTCCCGGGCTGCAGCGCCGGCCGCCGCCATCATGTTCTCGCGCGTGTCGCGAGCCTTGGCCTCGGCCGAGTATCCCGAGGGAGGGAGCGTAACGTCGATTAGGGCGGGGTCGATTCGTTGGCCAATGAGTGTCATTTCGCGGCCTCCATCACCTGGGCTTCGGTCGTCGGATTCTTTACCACCTTCGGCGCCCCGCTCGAGTACTCGACCACCAAACACGGGATCCCGGCCTTGGCGGCCTCTGAAAGCGCCACCGCATGCTGCGCAGGCGCCTGCCCCTTCCCGGAAATCACGTTTTGGTCGATCGGGTTAGCAACAACGCCGGCGCGGTTGAGCTTGTCGAGGGCGACCAGGACCGGGGGCGGGACCGATCCCTGCCGGCGCTCGTAAACGTAGGTCGCGCGGATCGGCTTGATCGTAGGGTCCGGCGTGACAATGGGAGGAGTCACAACCGGGGGCTTGTCGGGCGTGGTCGGAGTCGGCGGCGGGGGCCCATCGATTACGACGTTGATCGTCTGCTGGTCGAGGACCAAGTGGCCGTTGATGATCCCCGAGGCGGACACAACAAACGCATAGCTGCCGGGCGGGGCGACCAGGATAGCTACATGATCGTTCTCATATTTCCGAATGTCCGTTCGGTTCCATCGGATTTCGGTGAACTTGCCGGACGCGCGGAGCTCGGCAACACCGGGGGCCGAGATCGCCTCGACAGTCAGGATCTCGGGATTGTCTGGCTTCTTCGGATCCGTAGGGGCAGCGACCGCCGGCGGGCACTTGCAAGCCAGGGCCTTGATCGCCTCGAGGGACTTCGCCAGATCGGCCGTAACGTAGTCGACCTCGACCACCGGCGCGGGGCCCGGGTCGCTCATTACGGCATAGCCACCGCCGCAGAGACCAGCGACAAGCGCCAGCATCCAGGCCCAGGGTCGAGAAGTGGCGGGGGCTGATTCCGCCCGCTTGCGCTGGACCTCGAGGGCCGCGGCCGACATTTCATAGCTGCTCATAGCTTCACCTGGATTTCGTCGGCCGATTCAGACTTGGCGACCGTCGCCATGATCACCTTCAAGATCAGAGCGATCACGTCGGGATGCGCGGTGATCCACTCCCAGATATTGCCGATAGGCCCGCGGGCCTGGATCTCGGCGAGGGCTTCGTCGACGTGTTCGTTCGTGACACCGGTGATCCCCTTCGATGCCGCGATCGCCTTGATCGCAAGGCGTAGCCTCATCCTCGAGAGGGCATCGCGTGCGCTTCCGCCGAAGAGCGCGGCACCATCGGGCGACGCGTTCGATTCGGTGATCGCCCCATAAGTCTGCTTGATCCCGTTCGTGAGGATCGATAGGACCGCGGTCAGTGCGGACAGCTGCAGGGGCGATAGCCCGAGGTCCGCTAGGTGGTCGGTAAAGTAGGCGAGAAGGAATCCGATGGATGCGATCACCGCACCCTTGACCACTCCCCAGACTTTATCCCATACGATCGGCGACATACGCGGTTCCCTTCTCGTTACTTGTCCTGTGAATCTTCGTCTAGCGCGGCCTCTTTGGTCTCTCGCTTCAAGTCGTCCTCTTGCGCCCGCTGCAAATCGGCGATCTGCTTGCGAAGCATTTCGGCGTCGATCTTCTGCGAGTCGGTTGGCTTGACGTTCCGGGTAAACCCGGCAAGTCCCTCGATGGTCTGATTTACTTTACCCATCACGACAGCGGATTGCAGGACCGCCATTGTGCTTTCTCGGTGAACCCCGTGGCAGAGCCTGGCCGATCGCTCCTGTGATTTGATGTGGCGGTCGGTTAGTTTTTCCACCGTCGCCGTATGTGTGCTGGTCAGCTTCTCGATCGTCGCAGCGTGCGCTGCATCCCGCGCGGTCATCTGCTCGTTTTGCGTTTTGAGGACCCACCAGAGAACACCGCAGAATGCGCTTGTCGTGAAGAGGACCGCGGCGACCGCCCCGCCATCGCGGAGGTAGGCGCCCCAGCTGGGATCGAGGGGCGATGGTGATTGCGACAAGAGGATCATCAGGATCCCCAGCGCGAATTCGAGTCCGGTCAACCAGAAAAACCAGCTCATGCCATTCACTCCCCAGGCGGTTCCCTTGGAGTGAGGTTACACGGATTGACCGTCAGTCGTCAATTTCGTCAATCCGTCGCATCCGCGCCTCGTACTCCTCGGGAGTCTCGAACTGGCCCACCCGCTGCGATAGAGGGAGTGATGGTACCGGCCACCGCGGCGGATCGCCATTTCTGACCGGCAGGGCTGGCCGATAGTCATCCGGCCGCTCCTGCCCCATCCAGACGGCACTCTGGCCCCATCGCCACCAGGGCGCAACCTCGCCCGACGGCTGCACGGGCCGCGGCGGCCGGGGATCCTCGCTGATCCCGCTCGAGGTGAACAGGTCGCGTACCAACCCGTTCATGTACTGGACCTGCGCGGTCGTATCGCGGCAAAGGGCGTAATCGGTCATGGGGTAAACGCCTTTGGTCCTGACCAGGAAGGAAACCCGGCCCTCAACCGAAATCGAGAATGTATTGTCCCTCGGCTGCTCGCTGGAATTGACCGCCATATCGCGCACCTGCGAGGACCCGTCGACCGCCAGCCCGCGGAAGAGTAGCCGCACGAACCGCACTTGCCAGACGCCGACGTCCTCGAGTTGGTCGCAAGCGGCGAGGATCATCGCGATCAGTTCGTCTTTGCTCATGGGTTGATCCTGCCATAGTGTTCAAGCCATCGCGTTTCTTCCGCGGCGAGGTCCTCGGTCTTCTTGCGCGCGGCGTTTAGCTTCCGCTGATTTTCCGAAAAGTGTTTCGACGTCGACTCGCGCAGGGCGTTTAGTAGCCGCGCGGTCTCGACCTTGTTGGCCTCGATCTCGCCGCGGATCCTCACCACATGGTCCCATGCCGCTTGCCGCTCGCGGGCCTTGGCTTCGGCAGGCGTTGCCGGCGCGGTCAGTTGCCCGGGCGAGGTCGGCAGCAGCAGCTTGCCCGCGCTGCTCGCACTGAGTTGCCGGTGAATCAGCATTACAGTACCAACCACAACCAGGATCGCGACCGCAGCGACCGCGGTGATAACCGGCGCGACGTCGAGCCATGTCGGGCGAGCGGCCATCCGCCGGCGGGAGACTCGGGCGGCCTGCGCGGGCTGCAGTTCGTCGGCGAGGACCGCCTCGAAATGCCGGTCGATCCTCGAGGGCGATCTGGTCGGTCCGACCGGCTCGGCGGATCCTCGGGCCGGCGGGAGCTTGATCAGCGTTCCGCACTCGAGGCATTGAAACGGCGCCCAGGCGAGGGCCGGATTGTAGTCGTACGCGTGCAGGCAAAGCGGGCAGCTAATCTTCGATGATGTCGATTTCATCTGGTTTCCCTTCGTCTTGAACAGTTCTCCCCTTCATGCGGGCGACCATCGCCTCGCTAGCCATAGCCCAAAGCACTTCCGAGATTTCCATTTTCGCGAGTGAATTCCGAGGATTCAACTTGGATAGCTCGCGGTCGACCATTGCTTGAATCGTCGAGGTGCGCAGGTCCGGCAGCTTGGCGACGATCGCCCGGGCCTGGTCGCGAGTCATCGGGCCACCTCGGGGAGTTGACGAATGAGTAAATCCATTGGCCATTCTGACTGGTCGCCGCCCTTCGGATCGGACAGCGGAAACTCAGCCTCGCCGAGTCGGCAGGCCGCCCCCAGTTGTTTCACAAAGCAAGCGACACCGGCATCTTTGCACTGGTTGCGAATGTCACGGATCCATGCAATATCGCACGGCCGGGCGTTCGGGCCGCTCTCGCCGCCGACGATCACCCAGTCGATCAGTGATTTTTGCCTGGGGCAGTTGGCGAAGTGGAACGCCGCCGCAGTACTCCGGATAGATTCACCGCAGCAGCAGCAACGCCCGTCACCAGTCATTCCCCCGCGGACATGATTCAGCAGAGCGTGAATTGTGATCGGCCCCAGCAGCGGCTCGACAGACAAGAATCGAACCGCCGCGGGCACTCGCAGCAAATGCGGGATCCGCTCATCCGCGTAAGCCTGGTTCTCAACTGACGTCCCCAGCCAGACATTTGGCCGGACGTGCAAGACCTCGCATCCCGGGCGCCCGCACGGGTGATATTCCGGCATCAACCGGGCGACGCATTCCGGCCGCTTCGTCAGCAGTAGCCAGTCGAGGTTCTGGCACTGGTCGATCAGCGCGAAGAGGTCAAGGCGGATCGGATCCAGGTCTCGGCGATCCTCGAACACGTCGGCAAGGCTCGCACAGAAAACTCGAGCTCGATACGGATCGACATAGCCGCGGCCGTCGCAAAAATCGCAATGCTCGAGCTTGTCGGGCTTCTCGCCCTTCCCCTTGGTCGCGTTGAATCCTCGCCCGCTGCAGTAGAGGCAAACCCCATCGCGTGCCCAGCGATCCCACTTGATCGGATCGCCCCAATTGCTCGCCGATGTCCGAACTCGAGTCCCGCTGTCGCCCCACTTCGCTTTCTTCAACCGCAGATCCATCGACGCTTCGGCATAGCAGTTTGCGCAGCCGGCGCTAACCTTCGTGCAGCCAATCCACGGGTTGAAATGTATGGTCGCACCATGCGATGGCACTATTCTGCCCCATGATTCGACCCTCCTTTCTTTTTGAATTTTCCTTTTGCATCCTTCACCTGGACAATCTCTCCACGCAACCTTGCCCGCTTTCCCTTCAACTCGCCGCAGATCTTTTGTCGCATGATCGCAGCGTCGTACCATGAAAAACTCAACTCCGGATTCGCCGCCCACCGAACGAGGAAGGCAAGGGCATCCCACTCCCTGCCCTCCTCGTATACGCACAAATATCGCTCGTGCCCGCGGACCAGCACGGCGACTAGGACGTCGCCGCGACTCATAGGTCCGACAGCTGATCAGGCTCGTCGTCCTGCAGGTCGGCCTCGCCGTCGTCGTCGTCCTCGTCCTCGGGATCCAGGACCGCCGCGGAGTCGGCCGGGATCTCCTGCACCTGCATCACCTGCAGCCGGCCGGACCGTTTCGAGAAGTGAGCGAGCGCGCCCAAGTCCAACCCCTCGATTGTGAACGTCAGCCGGGCCGAGATCACCTTGGGGGACATGCGATAGCCGCGGATATCGACCACCCCGATCACCTCGAGGGCCTCGACCCCATCGAGCCGCTTCTGGCCCGGCGTCTCACCTTTCGGCGCCTGGACGATCTTGACGGTCGCCCGCTTGCCGTTGAATAGCTCGTGAGCCCGGGCGACAGTCACCGAGGCCGGATCGATCGCGACGCCGATCGAGGCCGCCGCCTGGCCGATGCTGACGTTGCCGAACTCGACCGGAAGATCGGCTTGCGGCCGGACCGCGGACGGATACCTCGACCCCTTCGCCTCCTTCCCCTTTCCGCCCTTGGTCGTTTTGCCCTTGCCGCCCGCTTTTGTGGTCGTTGCCATCTCGCATCCTCCATTCGGGGTAATTGTAACACTGTAACAGGTCTGTAGCGCGAACCGTTACACTCTAAACACTTGCACGAACGTCACTTAGGAAAAATGTAGCGCTGTAACATGTTTTTTGGAAGAAGTTCATATATTAGAGAGAGATTTTTTGTGTGAATTGGACTGAGAGAAATTTTGCTCCTATAGGCTCTTGTAAAAGCGCTACGGCGCTACACCCTATATTTGATTTCATTTATGAAAGTGTGTACACAATCTAACTTCAAAAAAGGCACGGGCTTTTCACTTTTTGGGTCGACACAACTTTTGTAACGCACCTTGTTACAATCGCGCTACAAATTGGTTTATTGTTACATCCTTTTCGGTCAAAACAGCCTCGCGACGTCCAATTTGAGCTCGACCAGCTTGTTTAGCTGATCGAGAGGGATCACCACCCCGCGGGAAACGTGCGACCCCAGCCGCTGCATTTGGGCACCCTTCGCACCCGGGATCCGGAGGAGCATTTGGTTGACGTCCTTGCTCGCCCATTCGGTGTTTTTCAGCAATTCCTTACACAGAATGGACTTAGCGAAAAACATCCCGATTTTCTCGGGATCCTCGGGCCGATCGGGTGGGATTTCGACCAGTTTCACCCCAAGGGCGTTGATCAGCTTCCGCCGGTCGACCGCAAGGCCGTCACCGTCCTCGAGGACTTGGTCCTGGAGCAATTGGGAGAACATCACCCGGGAACCCCTCGGGAGGATCACGGTGGCCTCGTAGATGGCCCGGAGTAGCTGCTCCTCTTCCGACTCCCTCGAGTCCGGCCGGTCGAGGTCTCCGATCACTTGGCGCAGCAGCTGGGCGGTCTCGTCGTGCCCGTACCCTCTGATATGGGCCAGGACGGCGACCGGCACCGAATACACCTCGACGATGCGATTCGACACCCCCCCCATGTCTCGGGACTTCATGGCGGTTGAAAGGCGGGTCATCTCCCGCCAGTGCCGGATCGCCACGGCAAGGAGCTTCTGCCCCAGGTCGGCGAGGACCTCGGGATCCGGCAGGACCAGCTTTGCCGGCCCGGTCACCTTGGCTAGCTCGAGGATGATAAACCGGTTGGCGTCGGGCTCGCGGGTTAGGTTGAGCTCGATCGAGGACACCCAAGCGATATGTTTTAGGCCGAAATTCTGGCCGCCCGGGCGTTGGTCTCGCGTGCCGCGCACCATGCGGCCGCCGCGGCTCGAGGTCCGGAACATATCGAGGATCTTCTTGCGGTTCGCGTCGTCCTCGAACTCGTCGATTATCAAGATCTGGCCCGTGTTGCCGATCACCTGCCGGATCCCGGCCTCGGTCGACCGCTGGCAGGGGAGGCAGAGGTTCGCGAAGATCTTCGGCAGGGTCTTTTCGACCAGGAAGGATTTTCCCGAGTTGGTCGGACCGATCACGGCGACCTGGGGCCGAAAATCCCAGGTCGTTTGAATCCAGGACGCGCAGGCCAGGCCGGCGAGGACCCACGGACTCGATGGCCGCCGCCAATTGTCCCATTTGTCGAACAGGTTGATCGCTTCGTCGAGGACCGCTTGGCACCACTTGAGATCGGCCGCGCGCTCGAGGAGCCGCCCCAGCTTTTCGCGGTCGTACCACTGCTCCCCGCCGAAATCCAACCGCTGGCCTTTCACCGCCGGCATCAAGATTTGTTCGAGTTGCTTCTTGCCGTTCCAGATGTCGGCAGACCGCGGCCCGACCAGGACCAGCGAGTCCTCGACCGGCCAGATTCCGGATCCGACGTCGGGCTGATGCGAGAGGAACATTTTGCCGGCCTCGCGCGCGACGGCGTTCCGGACTTCGCCCATCGAGTACTTACCGGGCTCGCCCTCGCGCGAATCCGTTACGTAGGTATCCATCACGTCGCCGCCGAGGGAGAGGATTCCTTTCGCAAACGAGAGCTTATCGATATCGCGCACCAGCGTCTTTTTGTGCAGTTTCGTCGAGAAAATCTCGATTGCCTCGGTCCCCTCGACCTGGCCGCAAACGATGATTCCAAGCTGCTCGAGGAGTAGTTTGTGGGGTTCGACCAGCGCGTCGGCCGCGGTCCCCGGGTCGATCGGCGCCTGGCGCTCGGCCAGATCGCAGAGGTCGTCGAAAGTCCGACCCTCGAGGATGTAGTCGCGAAGGTCTTTGCCGTGATTCTCGCCGATTTCGTAGGGTAGCTGGACGTTGCGCACCTTGGCCGCGGAGCGGATCACCGCGGCGATCGAGGCGAGCGCCCCGGCCTGCCCGGGCTTGTCGGCATCGTAGACGAACCGAACATCCTTCCCCATAAACAGGGGGATCCAGTCCGCTCGGCAATGGTAGGTCGCGGCGCCGAACGACAGGACTACGTGATCCGCCTGCACCTCTTCGGGGAGGGCCGAGAGCATCGTCTGCAGCGCGAGGAGGTCCGATATCCCCTCGGTCAGCCAGACCACCCGGGCCGCGGCCAGACCGCGCAGGCCGGCGACCCCCATGATCCCAGGGGGCCCGACGGTCATCGTTTTGAGGAGGTCCGGCTCGTTCCCCTCGCCCTTGAACTTCCGGATTTTCTGGCCGGTCGAGTTCACGCAATGCCACGCCTGAGGCTCGAGGTCGAGGCCGCCGGCGCCGAACATCGGGAACACGATCAGGCAGTGCGTCAGTTCCGCGCGGAGTCCCTTCGGCCATCGGGCGCCACGTCCCCCGCAAGCCATCACCGCCGAGGCCTTGATCCCCGGTTTTTTGCTGGTCCAGCCGAGGGCCGCGCCGGGCGTTAAGTCGAAAAACTCGAATTTGTCCTGCGGGCAAGTATCGTCGCCCGAGGGGAGCTTGATTTTCGTCTGCTGGGCGTAGTGCTTGCGCGCGGCTCGCCAGTCGCCGCCGGCCCCCGGCATGAACTTAGCGACAAAGTCGAAAAAGCCGAGGGTTTCCCCGTTCCCGCCAAAGTCGCGGTATCGCCCGCGCGGGGGCCCGTCGCCGACGTTGATCTCGGCCGAGGGCGTGTCGTCGTCGCGGCCGACGGCATGCACGGGAAGCCAGCCGGTTGCCCTCGGCTTGGATCGCTCGGGGATCCGGACGCCGCACCGGCGATATTCCTGCTCGATGTCCACCGCGTCGAGGATCGCGCGGTTTGCTTCGATCCATTTTCTGGAGAGGTCGGCCACGGTTCGGCGTCCTTGGGGTTTGCCGATGATCTGAAAATGCCCCCGCGGGCGTCAGAAGTGGAGTTTTGCCGACAGCCGCCAAAGATGCCGCGCGGGGGCGGGGGCGTTTGTTTTGGGCTAGCAACTGTCGGCTTGAGGATGTTAGAAGAATTCACCATCGTCCGCAAGGGAATTCTGCTCGCCTTCTGACCGTTCCGCGCTTTCCTCGGCCGGACTGGTCGGAATGCTATCATCCGGAATCTTGTCGATGTCGCCGTCGAACCTCGCGGCCGGGCCGGATGATCGCTTTCCGTCCATCACGTCCGTCCAAAACCGCTGCAGAATCCGGAAAGTAGTTCGCTCGGCGAACGTCCTATGCGGGCATGGCCACCAGTGCACCCGCGGGAATCGCTGCCCCCAGGCGATGATCGATCGATAAATCACCTTTGGCGAGACCTTGGAAGAGGGGGGCGGGTTGCCGATGATCGCCGGCCATCCTGCCTCGATCACCACCGCGGCGAATTCCATCTGGTCGAGCCGCTCGAGCTCGCGGACGAACCGATCCCGCCCGGCGCCGATCGTCCCGTATAGGTCGACCAGGCTTTTCCGCTCCACGGCGACCGCATGCTCGAGGCCGGCGACCGAGTAGTCGCCCGAGGGAAGCGTCCCCGGCTTGGTCGGAATGAACATCGGCCGGCGGGATCCCTTGGCGTCGGATTCGATGCCCTGGAACGTAAAGGGATGCTGCTCTCGCTTGTCGATAACGATCGTAAAATTAACGACGTCGTATCGATCCTCGTCGGCCATCTGATGGCAGATCCTCGCCTCGCCGAGGTGCGCCCGCCAGAAATCCGGCGTTTGGTCGCCGCGCAGCGAGATATTATGCGAAGCCAGATAGAGGCGAATATGGTCGAGAGTCACCTGGCCGATCCCCTCGAGGTTCAGGATCCAGGCGGGGGTAACGTCGCGCCAGTCATCGAGGGAAGCGATCCCAAAGTGCAACTTGACCTTTTCAATCTTCGAGTCGAGTACCATTGGCATCCTCGGGGCGCGGAATCGGTGAGATCTTGATCTGCGGATAGTGAACGATTTTCCCGAGGGGGGCGCGGGGCAGTTTCCCTCGAGGTCGGGTGAAAGCGTACTCGCACCGTCGGCAGATACGCTCGCCAGTGACGGTCGAAAAGGACTTCTTGCGCGAGACGAATCGCCCGCAGCAGTAGCATTTAACGGGGGAGGTCATACGTGCGGCCGGGCGAGTACATGCCAGATAAACCAACCAAAATCGTTGCGTTCCTCCCAGCTTCCGAGATACTCGCCCTCGGCCGCAGAGAACCACTCGCCCGTGCCGAGGGTCAGGAATACGAACGCCTGATATTCTCTCGCCGGCAACGGAACGAAGTACCACGCGCAGCCGGACGCGCCTACGGGCGACTGCGGGCTATTCCCATCCCGGCCGATTCGCAGCAGCTTCGCCCCCGCGGGAATCTTGACGATCACGCCGCCGTCCGGATGATGCTCGCCCTTGCTGATGTTGAATTTCAAGATTACTCGATTCATGCGGCCCTCTCGATCATCTCGGCAAGGAACGTCTTTCGACCGACCAGCGCGTCGCGCTTGCAGTCCAAATCGATCGTCGATTTCCGGCCGATGGTAACGCACAGTTTTTCCGCTCGGGAAAGTGCCGTATAGACAAGCTGCCTCGAGGATGTTCGCCTCGCGCTGGGATAGTCGTCGCTCATGTAGATTACGACTGGCCATTGGCTCCCCTGGCTCTTGTGCGTGGTGATCGCGTAGGCCAGATCGAACGAGTCATGCCAGCCGCCAACGACTCGCACGGTCCGCGCCGGCGCGTCGAACTTCACGATCGATAATTTCGGCTCTATGTACGTCACTCGGCCGATCTCGCCGTTCGCGACGAATTCCTCGATCGCTCCATCGTCCTCGAACTGCAGCCCGTCGCCAGAGTCGAGAGGGAGCATCGAATTCGATAGGCAGATCACCTTGTCGCCCACCCGGAAAGGATGCTTGTCGATCCGCCGGCCCGCGGAGTTGAGGAACTCGCGGAGCCGTGCGTTTAGATCCTTCCGCCCGAGGGGCGACTTTTCGTTGACCGTGCAAAGGACCTGGACGTCCCAGATGGGATCAATCCCCGTCGGGGCGGTCGCCAGGAATCTCTCGAGATGCCGCAGTGCGACCGGAACTTTCGCCGTCTCGCAGTGTCGTAGGTTTTGCCCGGCCGGAATGTTGATCTCGCGCGATGCTCGCCACGGTCGACCCGCGCGGATCGCCTGGCAGGCCTTCACGATGTCGCCGTCGTTCCGCCAGATCTCGAGGAGTTCCCCGTGCGGTAGCCCGGCCGCCTTGAGATCCCGCAAAACGGCGCCATGCTCGACCGGTGGCAGTTGCCCGTCATCCCCGAGAAGTAAAACGTGGGTGCCCGGGTGGATCGCCGAGAAGAGGCTTGCCCCCAGGTCGACGCCGAGGGTCGAGGACTCCTCGATCGCCAGGACCCGATAGGGCAGGGGATTGCCGGCGTTGAACCGGAACCCCCACCCGCCTTTGTCGTGCCCGTTGCGAGTCACGCCAAGCAATCGGTGAATGGTCGTCGCCTCGCACTCGAGGCCCGCGGCGTTCATGCTCGCCGTGATCTTCACCGCGGCTTTGCCGAACGGACTGCAGACGGCGACATTCGACAGCCCGACCGTTTTCGCGCACTGCTTGAGGACCTCGGCCGCCGTGGTCGTCTTGCCAGTCCCAGGGCCCCCGGTGAGGATCGCGACTCGGCCCGCGCTCGAGGCGCGGCCCCACGTCTCTTGCTGGTGAGGTGATGAAGCGGTGAGGCTCGAGGGATCCGGCCAGATCATTGCCCCACCTTTCGCCCGGCGACTTCCCCGCGATCAATCGGGATTCCGCGCGGGGCCTCGACGCCGATTTTGACTCGATTCCCTTTGATCAGCGTCACCGTAATTTTGACCGTGTTCTCGCCGCTCCCCACGATGATCTTCTCTCCCTCTTTGCGCGATAGGACCAGCATTTTCGCCTCCTGCGTTTGTGATGAGTTCCGAAATCCGTTCCGCCAGGAACTTCTCGTTTTTCGCCTTCTGACCCTCGGCCAGCCATCGCCGGCCCTCGGCGTCGACCTTCACCGCGATCCAGCCCGCTCGCACCCCGACCTTGATCGCCCGGCCGGGCCTGGTTGTCACGCCGCCGACCGCCTCGGCCATCTTCCGGACCACCGCGCGGGAGTCGTGCCAAGTGCTGCCGTTTGATTCCTCCCGCAAAACATGCCAAAGGCAGATCACTTGTCGCTTGATCTTTTCCTGTGGCAGGCCGAGGTCGGCATAGAGGCGATCGCACCGGGCGAACCCGCAAGAGGCAAATCCGTGCACCAGCAGCGAGAATGGATCGCGCCGAACGCGCTCCGGCGCCAGGATGCCCCACTTTGCGACCACCGCGTCGACCAAGGTCGTATTGAACCCGCGGCCGGCGAATAGATTCGTTAGATCGATCTTTGTATCCTCGAGCCGCAGCAGCTGCTTGAGGGCTTGCGATGCGAGCTTTGCTTTCTCGATCGTCAGCCGCGGACACCGCCGCGCGGCTTGTTCGGGATCCGTTCGGAGGACCTGCACCGCAGTTGACCCGAATGCGTCGAACAGCTGCGCCGCGATCCCGTTCCCGACTCCGGGCGCGTAGCGTGCGAGGTAGCAGACAACGCCGTGTCGCGAGTGCGGTTCCTGCTTGACCAACTGCACGAACTTGAACTGCCGGCCGAATTTTGCATTCTCATCCCAGTCCCCGAAAAATTGGTAGGTGATGCCAGGGAAGAGATCGCCCTCGGCCGCGTTGCCGACGATGGTCGTTCCGTCCTCGAGGCCGGCGATCACGTAGTTTGAATCGGGCGCCCGCCACTTGATCCGATCGATCGTTCCGATGATGTCGGATTTTTTGGCCATTACTTCGCCTCGAGCTTCTTCGTTTCCGCCGGCGGGATGATCGCCGCCGCCTGCACGTACTCGGAAACGCTCTGGCCGCTAGCCAGCAAGATCTGACCGAGGAAAGCGCCCTCAAACGAGAGGATCCCGGCCTCGATCGCCGTCACCTGCGCTTTGACCAGATCTCGCAGCACGGAGCAAACCGAGATCTTGGCCTGCTCGATCGCCTTGGCCTCGTATGCCTGCCTGCTGCCTCGCATGCGGTGGGTGTAGGGCTTGGCCTTGAGCCACGCCGCGGCATAGCCTTTCCAGCTTGCCCGGAAATCGACCGTGCGGCCCTGATGCACGAACTGCAGTCGCAACTCGCCGCGTTCCGTGTCGTGCATGATCCCGAATTGCGTGCAGCCGAACCTCGAAAGGATCGACTGAGCCTCGCCGAGGGCGCGATCGCCGCTCGTAGCGCTGGCATATGGCAGATCTTTCATGGCGCATCCCTGAAAGGCTGAAAGTGAAACGTTGCCGGCTTTCCACACCCGGCCGGCGCGGGGCAATAGAGAGATCACCGCCAACCCGGTCAGACGACAAGCCTGATCCGGACCAGCACGTCGGCGATCCCTAGTGGACGGTTGCGAAACCTGCCCGGTGAATCCGGGGGCGGGTGGTGCGGATTGAGCCTCGCACCAGACACCGGGCAGGGATAGCGCCGTCCTACAGATCGGCCAGATCATCTACCGCGGCCGACTGCGCAGCCGCCGCTGGCTTGCCGGGCGCCGCCTTCTTGGCCGGGGCCTTCGCCCCCTTCGCCGCCGGCTTCTTGACCAAGTCGCCCTTGCCGATGAGCTCGAGCATTTCGGCGTTCTTGGGAACGTCGGCAACGCTCGGGTGGTCGACCGGGTAGACCCGCGAAAACGGAATCTTATAGGCCGCTTTGTAGGCCGGATTTTCGCTGGCCTCGAGGGCGACTTTCGAGACGCACTGTCGGCCCTTCGCGAACAACCAGAGCTTCGTGGGAATCTTGGTCGATCCTGCCTCAGCGATCACGGCGCCGGTCTTGGCGTCCTTGAGCGTCTCGGCGACCACGATCGTCCCGTCCTCCTTTTCCGCCAGCAGCCCGAGGCCGATTCCGAACCGCAAGGCGTTTTTCTTCGATCCCTCGGAGATCTCCGAAACGTCGCCCGAGTCCTTGTCGACCTTGCAGAGGTACATCCGATGAAAGAGACGAGAATTCGCGGGCGACTGGCCCTCGACCGTCTCCAAAACGATCATGTCAAAACGGATGTTCGGCGTCGTAAACTTGCCGTTATCCTTCACCTTGTCGAGCTCGGGGGAAACGTCGCCGATCTCCCAGTGATACCACCCCTCTTTCTCGACCTGGCCCTCGCCGCTGCCGAGGTCCTCGCCGGAAACGCCGGTCGAGTCCATGTCAAAATTCATCTCGTCGCCTTCGACCGTGCCGCCCCATCCGTCATCCTCGGCGTCTTTTTGCTTCCTGGCCATGCTGATCAGTTTCCTTTCTTGAGAAGTCGTCGCACCACCCGCACCGCTTCGTCGCTCGACTCAATCCAGTGCGGGGGGTATTTCAGGGCTTCGATACCGGCTTCGTACACTCTCGCCGGCCCGTACTCTCGAACCATCGTCTGCAGTTGCTGCGGCCACTCTTCTACTTGCCCGGGGTAGCCTCGCCGGGCTTCTGGTTTGGGCTGAGTTGCCCGTTCGCCCAGGTCGAGAGCTCGTCGACGCCGGCCGCCTGCTTGCGTGCGGCTTCGACGTCGTGCTGCCGTTTCCCGAGATAGGCGAGCAATCGGTCGCCGCCATCCTGGTCGAGGTCCTTCGCACTGGCGACGCCGAGTTTGTCGAGGATCTTTTTCCAAGTGTCGTCGCCGTACTGCAGCGCGTCCTTGATCTTCTTGATCTCGATCAGCGTTTCGCGGGAGACCTTGCCGGATCCCTTCCCGCTCGAGGCGATCGACTCCGCGGGCTTGCTGGCAGCCGCCGCGGCATTCTGCGCCTGCATCTTGGCGATGTCGTCTTTGATCGCTTCGCGGAAAGGGGCCTCCTCGGTCGCTGCCGACGGCGAGGGCTTGTCGGCCGCCTTCTCGGGCTTGGGCTTGGCGTGGGCGACCGGATCGACCGGCGCCGCGGCCTTCACCTCGAACTCGGCCTCCTCATACTCGGCCAGCGGACCGCCCATTTCCTCGGGCGTGTAAACTCCCGCGTTGACCTCGGGGCAGTACGAACGGACCGCGTCCGATGCCACCCTCGCCCAGAGCATTTGCATGCGAGCCCGCGGCGTGGCGTAGTTCGTTTTGATGATCTTCTTGCCCTTCTCATCCTTGCCCCAAACGAACGGCTCGGCCTCGGCCTCGGCCCAGGTAAACCGCAGCCGGTAGGGCTTCTGGCTTCCCTTCCGCAGTTCGATCTCGGCCGCCTCGGGCGTGCGCTCGATGATCTCGTGAGTCCCCCCGTGGTTCATGCGGAACTCGGCGAGCATCGCATCGGACCGCATTGAGAGGTTCCCCCCGATGATGTGATATCGGCGCTTGATCGCGATCGGGTTGGACTTCTCGGCCAGGCAGGCCATCGCAAAGACCATGCCCTGCTGCGGATTGTGGCAGCCGAACATTTTCGACGCATAGATCGCCGTGCCGAAGTTCTTCACGAACTCCATCGGGTCACTAATGCGATCGTAGACGTCCCCGCGGAGCGTCAGTGATCCGACCGGGATTTGATTCTTGAGGTCGACCACAATCTCGCCGCCGGCGTTGTCCTCGGCCGCTTCTTCATCGTCTGCCATTCGTTCCTCCTCAAATTCGAGAGTTGTCGGGAGTGGTTGCAGGGGCGGGAGCAATTCCCGCGCTTGCTTCGTTGCTTTGGAGGGCCTGGCCGCCTTCACCTTCTCGCGGAGCTTGGCGGCGAGGGCCTCGGGATTCCGGACCGGATTTCCTTTCCAGTCGTTAGGGAACGTGCAGGACAGGACCCGCAGATCAGACGGGCCGACATGATAGAGCCGCTTTTTGCACGGGCATTTCTTCGCCGTTGCCGAACTCAGCGCGAGCGGGCAAACCTCGAGGATATGCGAGGCGAGCGTTTCGGATTTCGAAAAGGCGCAGAGGAGCATTAGCTTTCGATGTCCTCGAAAACGATGTCTGCATAGTCGGCTTGATCCACTTGCAGCCGCCAATCAAGCGGGCGACCTGGTCGCTTGCTTTCGGTGAGGCGTGCCAATTTCTTCTCCGCCGCCTTGAGCGTTCCGGCGCGAATGATCGCCAGATGTCGCCCGTTGTCGTGCAGCGGATCCTTGGCGTCGAATGTGTAAATTCTCATGGTAGTTCCGCCCAATGGGTCGGCGTGTAATAGACGTACATATCCCCGCTCGGAACGAACCACAGCCGCCGGACGTCCGGCAGCAGCTGCAAAGGTTGGATGTTCCTGCACCCGTTTTCATCGTCGATCTTGGTCATCACGACCCGGCCGCGCGGGGCGGTCGCAATCGGCTTCCAGTCAAAGTCGGCATCGTTGTAGATCATGGGCAGAAGAATCCTGAATAGAATCGGTGCACTTCCCGCTCGACTACCACGTCGCTGCAGACGTACTCGGCGACCTTGCCGAACTCACCGGCCGCCATCAGCGCGGCCACGTTGCTACCGTCGACGTCGGGGCATGGCACCTCGATCCCCAGGACCCGGGCGAGGTCTTTGAGCTTCATCCCACCGGATCCAAACGTCGGCCATCGCACCTTGAAGAGGTCGACCACGTCCGAGGACCACGTCCGCAAGTCGAGGCGCTTCGTCGGCTCGACCCCCAGAATCGCCGACCGGATGAACACCACCGGCAGATCGAAATGGAGGAGGTTGTATCCGACGATGGGCGAACACTTCTCGACCACCCACCAAAATTGCTCGAGGATCTCGGCCTCGGTGACAAGCCGCCCGGCGTCCTCGCGGTACTCTTCCCCGAGGACCATCGCCTGCGGGGCCTCTTCCATCTGCGCCCACCCCAGGGCCGCGATTTTGCAGTATTCTGGCGTTACGCTCAGCAGCTTGATTCGTTCCTGGGCGGCGATCGCCCCCTTGCCGCCGGCCGCGCGCACCGCGCGGATCCGGTCGATCTCACCGAGGACCCCCTTGCGATTCTTGCCGGCCCGCTCGGCGAGCTCCATCCCGGTAAACCACTCATCGGGCGGATTGATGCCGGCCATTGCCGCGATCACCGCCTCGCCCGGCTGAGTCGCCAGGACGATCTGATTCGGGGCAGCCTCGATCGGCATCGGCGGAAGTTCCGGCGGGAGTTCCGGCAATCCGAACTGAGGGAGCCGCTCGAGATCGGGAATCGTCTCGAGATCGATATAGCCCGGGCGCCCGGGCGGGATCCGCATACGCTGCGGCCGGACCCGCGGGATGATCGTCAGGTCGGCCAAGCTGCTCGCGGTGAGGCCCGCGGAGTCGAGGACCAGCCGGGCGAAATCAGAGTCCTCCCACGGATCCCGGGCGGCCGGCGCGATCGCACTTGTCGGCGTGGCACCGGCCGCCCCCTTCTTAGCCCGCGGCATGCTTCACCTCGCCGTCCTCGACCGCCGGCGGCCGGATCGCATCCATGCGGCGATAGATCGCGTCCATCGCCCCTTGAATCACCCGCTGAGGAGGAACGCCGGCCTCGAACCCGTCGAGGATGTTTTTGATCTGCGCCAGCGACCAGAAAACGGCGAGCTCGGTCCGACCGGCGAACTCCCCGGCAACCAAGCAATTGTGGACGTGTTCCTTGACCGTCTCGACGCTGATGTTCAGTTCGCGACCGATCTGTTTGTTGTGCATCCCCCGCGCAACCAAGTCAGCCACCTCCCGCTCTCGCTGCGTGAACTCGCCAATCCCCATTGTGTCTTTCCCTTCGTTGAAGATGCCCGCCGCGCGCCCTTGTCATCCTTGGGCGCGCGGCAGGCGGGGTGTTCGATCCTTCCAGGCCTTCCGCTGGCCGGCGGCGTCCAGGCCGCTCCCTCGAGGCGAGTTCCTAACCCGCCCCGTCCTGGCCCTCATCCTTCGCAAAACCCCACTTCTTGCCGGCAGCGCGGGCCCTCACGACCGACCGCCGGCCCTTCTCCGATTCAGCATGGAACGCTTGGCCCGCGGGGGTTTTCAGCCATGCCGCAGCCCTCGCCGCCTCTTCGCAGACCTTACAGGGCCCGTCAGCCGGCAGCATGAACTTACAGACCTCGCACCGCCCGCGACTCACCCGCCCCTCGCCAGCCTTGGCGACCGCGACCGGCAGATCGCGAGGATCCCCCTTGGGCGCCGTCTTTCGCTTGACCCCCAGCGTGTAGACCAGGCGAGCGATCAGCGATCGCCCACCTCGCCGGGCATTGTTCCGCGGATCCGGCAGGATCGCCGGCGTCGCCCGGGCCTCGGGCGTCTCAAATCGGGGCCTCGACGCCCCCAGGCAGCCATCCAGGCTTGTAACCATGTCGCATTCTCCATTGGTCGAGAGCCCGGGCGAGCGAGGAGCAGAGAATGCGACAACCCGGCTCGAGATCGCCCGCCCGGGCGTAGTTTGTTCGGGGGAATGGTTGTCGCGAGGGTGAAGATACCGACCGTTTGTTTTTGTCGCAAGCGACATTTTTGGAGACTTTTGTAGGATTGGTGTGGCGTTTTTTCGTAACGCTTTGCGTGGCAATGGGTTGTCTTATTTTCCATCCGAGGGGATTTTCTATTGCACGGTCGAGTCAATATGGTAACATCCTGGCCATGCGACAACCCGAAGCGTCCCCGGAATTGGGATGCGATTTCCCCTCTGGAGTGCGGCAAATGGCCATCAGCAAGGTCTACAAGGTCGAGGTCTCCCATCCGACCGGCTTTCATAATGGGGTCAAAGAAATCACGGTTTACACCTATCCCGAAACGAAATGGGAACAGGCCCACAAGACCTGTAGCGGTCAGCACTTCGGTTATTCAAGGGACTATCGGGTCAAAACCGACCTAGAGGCTATCAAGATGTTTCTTTCCGAACACGCGTGCAGTGTCAAAAAGTGCAGTCTCAAAAAGTAGTCAGTGCGTCGGGTGGGGGGCTCGTTGCCCCTCGCCCCTTTCTCCCCTCGTTCAAGGAATGCGACCCATGACGATCACCGCGAACCAGATCAAGCACGCCTTTCTCGTTTCGACCGCCGTTGCCGAGGCCGTCCGCATGGCAGGCCCGGCCGGCCTTCCCTCGGGCCCCCTGTACGCGATGCTGATGGCCAAGACGGGAATGGACCTCGAGAGTTACGATCGTATGCTGGCGACGCTGGAGCGGGCTAGGCTGGTCGAGCGGACCGCCGGCGGCGAGTTGCTCAAATGGGTTGGACCGGACCTTCCCGCGGGGCCGGTGAAAGGGGGTGCGGTCTAATGTCGCTCGCAATCGGCCTTCTGGTCAGCGTCAGAGGCTCCCGCCCGTGGTCAGGTCCGAATGGCGAGAAGGGGGTCGATAGCTATCACCTCATCGGCGAGGTTACTGCAGTCGGTCCCTACAATGCCGAATGGAGGGCGATCAAGACCGTCTCGCATTCCAAAACGTCGCCCGAGGCGATTCCGCTCGATCGCCTCATTCCCAGAGGAGGAGGGTTTGCTGTCTCGGCGTGGGGGACTAGGTATCTGAATATCGTTCCCCTCGAGGAGCAAATCGCCAGCAGCTTCGCCGCCATCCTGCGCGACTGGCTGACCCCCGAGGAATTTGAGGAGATGCGCCAGCGGAATCAGGCTGAGCCGAATGCGTCGATCTGCCACTCGCACGATTTCTGTGATGCCAATATGGCGATGGATGAGGCAATGAGGCTGAACGGTCAAGAGGTCGACCTCGGCGGCGATCGCGAGAACTGGTCGACCTGGAACGCTGCTTGGGCCATTGCCTCTCAAAAGTACCTCACCGCGGGGCCCTCATGTGGTTGATCCCATTCAAAACCTCTCCCTCTGTTCCGGAGTCGGCTGGCTCGACCTCGCCGCCCGGCTCGCCTTCGAGCGCCGAGGACACTCCTTTCGCACCGTGGGTCACGTCGAGCGGGACGGCTACGCCGCGGCCGTCCTCCTGGCCCGCATGGAAGAATCGAGCTTGGAAGTCGCTCCTGTTTGGTGCGGTCCGCTCGAGGACATGGACGCCGGATCTTTGTACGGATGGGCGAACTGCATTACCGCCGGTTTCCCCTGTCAGCCCCACAGCGAAGCGGGGCGTCGAGGGTCAGTCGACGATGAGCGATGGATCTGGCCGGCGATCGCCGAAATCATTTGCACGGTTCGGCCTCGATGGGTCTTGCTCGAGAATGTTCGCGGGCTCCTTTCTTCCGGGAATGGAGCCGCCTGTCGAGACGTTCTGCGAGACTTGGCCGACATGGGGTTCGCTGCGGAATGGGGTGTGCTATCGGCAAAAGCCGTGGGTGCCAGCCATGAGCGCGAGCGATGGTTTTGCGTGGCCCACTCCACTTGCAAACCCCAATTGCCCGAACAACGGAACGAACCGAGGAAATGGCGTGCACCGGGCAAGAAACGTCGACAACTGCCTGAGCGATCGGGCGAAGGGATGGGCGACGCCGATGGCAGCAGACGACGGCGAGGATCCGGAGAACTGGGAGCTCCGTCGGCAGCAGAACCTCGCAAAGGGCGTAAACGGAAACGGGCAGGGGACGCCGCTAACAATTGCAAGCCAGACATGGCCCACCCCGGACGCGACAGCCGGCCAGCGCGGGCACTCGGGCTATTCGGACAAGCAGCTGAATCGGAAGGAGGGAACGCCGCGGATCCTGAATTACGATGCGATAGCGTGGGCGACTCCGGGGGCGGCCTCGGGGGGAAGTCGAAGCCGCGGCGGCGATCGGGTCGACGAGCCGCTACTGGGGGGGCAGGCGGCGACATGGTCGACCCCCGCGGCCCGGGACTATCGGACCCCGAACAGCGCGGAGAGTCAGGCACGGCGAGGGAAGAGGACCCAGCAGCTGCAGAACCAAGTCGAACACCAATTTTCGCACCCGCTCCGGGTGACGCTGATTCCTGGCGACGAATCCTCGACAGCGACCCCCACCTCGCCCCGGCGACTCAATCCGGCGTTCGTCTGCTTTTTGATGGGCAGCCCCTGGTTTTGGACGAGAGCCGAGTCGATCAACTGCGGTGCGCAGGTAACGGCGTGGTGGTACTCTGCGCTGCAGCGGCTTTTGCTGAGCTTATCCGACGGGTGATCAGTTCCGGCCCGGGCTAAACCCCATCGCCCCACCAGCGCCTCGCGTCTGATCGTCGTCGAGGGCCTCGGCGAACCGCGCGACGAATCGCCGCCAATCCTCGCCGACCTTGGCCAGCAGCTGGAGCTCGACCACCTTCCCCGGGCCGATCGCCTTCCGGCATGCCTTGCAGAAGTGCAGCCGCCATCCCTCGGGCGTGCCCATCTCGGGCTCGCAAATCGCACCGCACGCGCAGCAGATCTCGCCGGGCGGATTGTCGTCGGTCTCTCGAGGGGCGGCCATGCCGAGGATTATACCGGCGCTATCCGGGCGAGGTGAGCGCCGGCGCCGAGGGCGGCGAGTACCCCTCGGCCGGCGTGCACGTCCCGCAGAACGGGATCCCGTCGACCGCCTTGTCCTTCGTGCACTGCCCGCGCTCGAGGCAGGAATAGACGGCCATTTTCCACGGGGGAGCGTTGCAGCATGACTCGACCATCACCCCAGAGACCACCAGGCCGCGGCGAGTGCATTCCCGCGGTGGATCCGGCTCGAGCTTGTAGGTTTGCAGGCCAGCAACGCCGCGGCCGGGCCGGCAATTCCGATGATGCTTGGCCGGATCGAGTTCATCGGTTTTGTACCCGTGGGCGCAGATCTCGCACCATGCCCACCGGGCGCCGTCCTTCTCGATGATCGTAAATCGGCAGCGCACCCTAGCCCCCGTCCGATACGGTGAATGTCCAGCCGGTACAGAAGCCAGACGATTGTGTAACGTGGTTAGCCGTGCCGTTTGCTGCAATCGAGGTCATATCATTGCACCGCGGCCAAATGTTGTTGCTAAGAGAGTTGAGGCCGAAGTAGACGGAAATATACATACCGCTGGAGGAGATGAAATTGATAACACCGCCACAGAATCGGATCCCCGTGATCGTCACCGCCGGCCCGACCGAGGGCGTGATTGTGATACTTAGCCCGTCGATCCCATAGCAGATACATTCGTCGGTTTGGCACGCATTGCATCCAGAACACCCCGTGCAATCTGTCGCGGTCATCTGGTCGAGGTTATAGGTCCCGTTGATGCCAGAGCATCCGGTCGTTCCCAGTGCATCGGCCGCGCTGGCGACAGCCAGGTTGATCGAATTCCACGTCCCAGTCCCGAACCTCGACCCCGGAATGAATGAGCATGCGCGGCATTCGGTGCAGCCGTATCCCGCGCGGAATTCCGTCACCGCGATCACTGGGCTAACACCGGTGAGGTTGGTCCCGTCAACCGTGATCATCGGAACGTCAGTCTCGGCATACGTTCCAATCCACGTCAGCGACTGCGGCGCGAATGCCGCGCCTGAAACGGTTACATTGCCCGCGCCCAGGACCGCGTCGAGGCTCGCCTGCAGCGTGGCGGCCGATACATTGTAGGGGATCGCCGTAACGGACCCGCCGCCAGGCAGATTCCCGATGTCCCACGTTCCGCCCGAGATCGTTCCCGAGGTCTTGCTGATCCGCTGGATTTCGTTGATGCCGCGATAGAGTGTGACGGCGAAGTCATCAAAGTAAGCGGCCGACGTGATCGATCCCGTTCCGACCCCGCCGACGATAGTCCCGACCGTGTTGGCTACCGTCGCGGAGCCCGCCCCGCCCCACATTACGATAGTTCCGTTTAGCGTCACCATGAAAGAATCGCCAGTCCCGGCTGATGCCCCGCAGACTAGCGCGTCGATCGTGTGATAGGTGTTCGCTGCTGCCGTAACGGTGCAAGATCTTGCCGTCGATCCGCCGATCACGACGTCGAGGGTCGCCGATCCCCCGACGGTCAGTTCGATGTAATCTGCCGTGCTTGATCGAAAGTAGAGCCGCAGTTTGTCGCCGGAATTCGCCCCCTTGGTTGTCACCACCCAGCGAACAGCGTGCGCCCCCGATGGAACGGACGCCGAATTGGTCATCCGCGCGTTTGATGTCAGAATCTTCGCTTCGTTGGAGACGATCGCCCAGTCGCCGGCGTTCTCCGTCCAGCCGTTGCCGATCGTGGTCGAGTCGGCCCGGTGGAAGTCGTCAGAGAAGAGGGGGCAGTCGTGCACGCAACACTGACACCCGCCCGGATTGCGTTTCTTCGCCATTAGCAATCCTCGGTATCAAGCCACAACCTGCACCCGTCGTGCTTGAGTTGCACCCAAACGCCGCTCCCCGAGGCGGTCGCCGTGGAGTTGAACGCGAGACCATCGATCCCCGTATCATCGAGGTCGCCCGTGCTGAGGTTGGTCTCATAGATCGAGATTGCGCCGGACCCAGGCGTCGACCCTGACAGTGCAGATATCGCGGCGTTTGTTTTGGCGATGTAGTTCCCAACGGGAAAGACCCGCGTTGCGACCTGGTGGAGCATCTCGTCGACGCCGAAATTATAGGGTGAGGACTGCACCCGCGTTTGCGCCATCTCGACGCCGCTTGGATGCCATCGGCCAATTGTCCATTCGATATGGTCGTCCCAGGAACACGGCGACCAGTCGAGCAAGCCGGCAAACGTCCGATCATAGAACTTCATGGAAAGCAGCAGATCGGCCGCGATCTTATCGGCCAGCGCCTGCAGGTCGGTCGTATTCGACTCGCTTCCCCCGAACGTCGATCGCATGCTGGCGCATGTCGTATGGATTGTGCGAACGGTCGACGCGTATCCACTGCCAACGGTCCCCGAGAGCTTTGAGGATCCACAGCTTTGCACGTTGGCGACGTACTTCGGGCAGATGAGCTCGACCGTCGCCTGAGTCGCCCACTTCCCGGCGTCGAAATCGCCGCCCATGATCTGCGCCCAGTTTTTCGCGATGTTCGCGTTTAACGTGGTGAGTGCATAGGCGAAGTCCATCGCCCGAACCGTGGTCCCGTCGAGGTTGACTACCATTCGCCGGCCGACTGAATGGGCACCGGCATCCGCCAGAGCCGCGGTCGATTCGTAGGCCCTCGAGCATTCGTATGGATCAGGGTTCAGATAGGCCGCGGCGATAGTCCCGGTCGAGATCGTCAGTCCCAGCCGCGAACCCAGTGAGTTGAAGAAACTGGACCAGGTATCGGCCGCCGCGATCGTCAGGGCTCCTGTATTGTTGAATTGCCAGAGGTACCGAACATCGACCAGCGGGATCAACCAGAGGTGAGGAGGTTGCGTGCCGGATCCATTGCCGGTCTCGACTTGAGTAAGTCGCCGCGGCGGAAGAAGGTACATTTTCGCAGTGAGGACCACCGCCGGCGATACAGACTCATCGACCAAGACCAGATCTTTCACTATCGGCGCCGAGGACACCCCACCCACCGCGGCGACAATCTTGTCCTTTGTTTCGGTGTCCGCCAGGCCAAGGAATCGACCCCACCGCGTTGCGCCCGTTGGCCAATAGAGGGAGTTGATCCGCAGCGGGGGAGGGGGCGGATAGTTCGGCCGCGCAACGCCTGGCGCGAGGGGAGCGTTTGAATTTCGAGATTCGTTTCGATTCGTGCGGTCCGCTCCGAGGAAGTCGCTCAGAATTGCCGTTTCCGCCGTCGGCAGGAACTCGTTTAAATCTTCCTGGATTTCCTCGGTCTCGAGGGCGAGATCGAAGCCAGCGAACGAAATCGGCATGCGACACCTCGAGGGAACTAGACCGCCCGCGCGACGACTTGATTCGTCCAGGAAAATCGAGTCAGGCGGTTATCTTCGCCGGGATCCCGCTCGGCCGGATCGAACTGCAGCCGCACGTCAAACCTGCTCGCGTGCAGTACGTGCGAGATCTCCGCGGGGGTGAATGCTCGCTGCAGGTGGATCTCGCGCCATCGCTGGCCGCCGATGTCATAGACGATCGAGTACGTGATCACCCCGGTTGAGACGTCGAACCACTTTTTTACCACCCGGTGATCGCCTTCCTTGCGGCCCTCGCTGGCGTTTTGGTGTTCGTACTCGCGCAGGCTCGAGGCCGCCGCGGCGTAATTGATCACGTCGAACACCCAGGCCGCCCCCGGCCGCAGCTTCGACCGGACGAATCCGGCGGCCTCAAAAAGGCGGTCGAGGGTCAGGCACGCGTAAGAGACAACGGTGAAGTGGGCGACCGCCCCGTCGTATTCAGTCTCGAGGGGGTCGAGCATCTGCCCCGCCGGCCGCTTGCCCGAGATCTCGAGATTGATCGCCCCCGCGCTGCCGATCTCGCGACGCATGTCGGCCGACGGCTCGGTCGCTGTCACGCGGTGCCCCAGGCCGCGGAGGGCCTTCGTCATCGCTCCAGTCCCGGCGCCGAACTCGAGGACATGGGTCGAGCCAGGGGGGCGGCCACCGTCGCAAAGGTGGTGCGAGACCATCCTGGCCTCGGCCAGATAGTTTTTCGACCGGTGGAATCGGTCGTAAACCGCCGCCCCGCGCGTGAAGGGGGGAAACTCTTGCAGCCTGGTGTCCTGGTCAGTCTTTGCACCAGAATGAGTCGACGGCGGCGGCGACATACTTTGCATCCTCGATCGTCATGCTGGGATAGAGCGGGAGATAGAGCCCCCGGCTCGCAAGGTCCTCAGCGATAGGATACGGGCGATATGCAAAACGCCGCAAGTGAGGTTGCAGGTGCATCGGGTGGAAGTAGGTGCGCGTTTCGATTCCATGCTCGGCGAGGTGGTACCGCAGCGCGTCGCGGTCGGCTTGGTTGCGAACCAGGATGGGATAGACCCACCAGACCGCGCCGTCGACATAGTGATTGTAGGGGAGTTCGATTTTCGCGTCGGAAATTTCCTGCCTGTAGGTGTTGGCTAGTATGGTCCGCTTTTGCAGGAAATCCGATCGCTGGCAGTGCTGCTCGAGGCCGATCGCCGCCTGCACGTCGGTCATCCTCATCCCGTAGGCTAGGCCCTGGTGATGAAAGTGGTTGCCCGGCGTGAACGCATGCGACCGGAGCGATCGCAGAATCTCGGCGTCGCGCTCGCTGTCGGTGAGGACCATCCCCCCCTCGCCCGTGGTGATGATCTTATTTGCGTAGAAGGAAAACGTGGCCATGCGCCCGCGCGAACCGACCGGCGCCCCTGAGCCAGTGCTTGCATAGTGGACCTCGGCGCAGTCCTCGATCACCGTAACGCCGCGGGCGAGTAGATGTCGCATCGCCTCGGCCGCCGGAACGCCGTAGAGGTGCGGGACGATCGCCACCAGTGGCATTCCTCGCCTCGGGTCGCAATCCATATTCCCATCTAATCGGCAAGAGTCGACGAACTCCGGAACACAGTCGACGTATAGGATCGAATTCGGCACCGCAACCATCGTCAGCGTCGGGCAGAGGACCGAGTCGTCTCGGTCGAGATCTTTGGTCGCCTGGAGTGTTGCGAGGGCGAGCTGCAGCGCCGACGTCCCCGAACAGCACGCGACGCCGAATTGCCGGCCGTGCGAGGCCGCAAACAACTTCTCGAACTGCTCGACCTTTGGACCCTGGGATATCCACCCACTGCGGACCGTGTCGGACACCGCATTCGCCTCGAGGGGGCCGAGCGATGGGCGGGAAACCGGGATCACCCGCGCGGCGTTCTGGTTGATGATCGGATCGCTCATTGTGCGGACTCCAGAGGGCCGACGTGCTTGGTCCAGATCTCCACGAACTCTGCCCAGGTCCCCGGCCGCGGTGCCGGCGGAATCTGGACGGTATACGCCAGGCGGTTGATCGTCCGGATCAGCCCGGACGGGTCAGGCCTCGCGAACGTCACCCGCTCGCCCATCATTTCGCGATCGAACATCGCCCCAACTCCCACCCGGCACGACGAGGTATATTCCTCACGAAAGCCCGGGATGTCGAGAACCACGCAAGGCACGCCGCACGCCGCGGCCTCGAGAAGCGGGAGGGATAGCCCGTGGAACGCCTGCAGGTGCACGAACAGATCGGCATTGGCGTACTGCGCCCACCTCGAGCGATCGGTCGAAAACTCCCGCAAATCGAACGTCCATCCATCCGCCCGACCGGCGTCGGCCGCCTGTCGAAGCGCCTTGAGGCTTTCGACGTTGTTCCGGTCGTGCAGCCCCCCGGATCCCGCGCAGGCGACCACTCGCAACGGTCGCTGCCTGGCCTGTTGCTTCCAGCCGGGCGGGGGTTCCATCGGCCAGTCAACCCGGATCGTATCTGCCCGATAGGGGAAGCGGGCCCGCTCGCGATCCGTAACGCAAAACAGGTAGTCGGCCGCGCAGACCTCGGGCGGCGAGCATTCCCACATAGGGAACATCGCCACTTTGATCCCGCGGGCGACTGCCTCGGGGATCACGTCCGGATGGTAGAACGTCTCGAATCCGACCAGCACATCGATTCCGTCAAACAGGAATTCGATATCCTCTTGCCGGAACGTGTTGCTCGTCATCATGCGATGCCGGGCGAGGATTTGGTCGAGGGAGTTCGGGCCGCGCCCCTCGCGCGAGACGATCAAGGCTTTCTCGACCGGAAGGTGGTCGCAGAAATCCCGCGTCATGTAGCCGAGGCCCGAGAGGTCGGCTCGGCCGATGAGTCCGATTTTCATTGGCTTTTCCCCGAGGTGTTTGGCCGCATGGTTGCATAGCATTCGTCACAGACCATCGCACGATCTTCGATTGGCAGGTTGCCGAAATTAGTTTTCATCTCAGCAATAGCCGCGCCATCATCGCCTAGCGGGGAGAGTCGCTTGCAGTTGTCACAACGGAAGTGGCCTGCAGGGATTGGCGTTTGGCTGCTCCTGCCCGCGTAATCCCGATTCCTCTCGATCAGCGTCGCCGCCAGCCAAAAGTCCTCGAGGAGGTTCGCATTTGGGATCACGCAATGCCCGCCGATCGGCCCGGGCGTCGGGTGGAGGATGGGCCGGCGAACGTCGACCCCGACCGACCTTTTGAACTCATCCGGCGCCGTCGGGTGGAGTTCCTGATAGGCCCGGTTATATTCCCGATTCCAACCGGCATAGGCCTCGTCGAACGGCACCCCGTAGCGCTCGCAGATCGCGGCGATCTCTTTGCAGATCACGATCTGCCATCCATATTGCAGCGTGCAAAGCAGCTTGGACACTTCGCTAGCCTCGGGCGAGCTCACCGGGTAAGCCTTGATCCCGTGCCGCATGAAGTAGCCCAAGGCCTGCTCGACCGCGGCCTCGTTCGTTCCGCCGACGTACTTCAAAAACGTCCGGATCCCTCGCGCGAGGTGCGGATGCTGGCCATGAATCGGGGAATGGACCACGTTTGCGCCGTGGTGCCGCTCCTGGATCCGCCTGGTCGTTCCGACCGGGACCGTCGAGTGGATGATCACCAGCGGGGCGTCCGTCAGCCGGATATACCTGCAAGCCTCGTCGACAAACTCGGGCGAGTAGGGAAAGCAGATATGGATCACCCCGACCGGCTTCTCGGTCGCAATGAGTGCCAGCCGCTGCTCGCCGGCCTCGATCGTTCCGCCGACCTTGTCGTGCGAAAAGACCTCCTCCCGCTTCCCCTCGGCCAGTACGCTCGCCAGCGACCGCCCGACCTCACCCAGTCCGATCACAATTGAACGCATCGCATCCTCCTTTGGTTTCAAGTTACGCGCCGTCCCATTCTTGAGAAGAAGAAGTAAACACCCAGTCGCCTTTTTCCTGCCGGCCCTCGACCCACCGGGCGAGGCCCTCGGTCATCGCCCGATCTCGATCCATTCGGCAGATCACAAGCCGACTTGCCCGGCCGATCACCTCGATCCGCTTGTCATCGTCGACCGCCTTGGCGACCAGTGCCCCGCCGCCGTCTTCGGCGTAGTCGTGCACGGCCAGCAGATCGCCGCGGCCCAAGATGAGCGATCGAACCGCGGCGTCGATCTGCCGTTGCGTTCCCTCGAAGGAATGATCCCCATCGAGGAAGGCGAACCCGCAGCCGAAGATCGGCCAGCGCTCGACGTGGATCCGATGCTGAATCACGTTCCGGATCCCGCGGGCCTGCAGGTTGCCCCAGAATCGTTCCTGGATCTCGTCGCCGGTGAGGTCGGAATGAAACCCGTCGAACGGGTCGACCGAGTGGACGCTGCGCCCGAGGGAAGCCAGTAACACGGTCGACCGGCCGCAGTAGCTTCCCACCTCGAGAATCGGGCCATCGGTGTCCCGGGCGTGGGCGAGGAGGAGTCGGGCCTCATCCTCATAGAGCCAGCCGTCGGCAGGGAGAGACCGGAAGAGAGTATCGAAATCCGTTCCTTGCATCGCATCCTCCTTATTCGCCCTTCGGCTTGATCTCGCAGATTGAAACGCCGCCGCTATGACTCCCCATCAGGAACTCGCGACCAGTCTCCGAATCCTTGATGATCCGGATTTTTGGGCCCGCCCCGAGGTCGAGCTCCTCGGTGTAGGTAAGCCTTTGGCCGCTGGTGGGGATGGGGGGCTTGCTCGCGCACCCGACCAGCAAGCAAGCCAGAATCAGGAACCGCATCGCATTCTCCTACCAAAAGTGCCTTTGCATGAACATTTTAAAAAGCATCACATCCTCGGCGCGGTCCGCCGACCACATTAGCGACCGGAGCTTTTCCCGGCAGGCGAACCCGATCCGCGAATTCTCGCCAGGATCGAGAAGGCTATCGAGTCCCTCCTTGATCTCGGCCGCGCAAGCCTCGATGTCGATCCGGCCCGGCTCAATCCCGTCGAACACAAGGCACGTCTCGTTAGGGATCAACCAGTCCTCCATTTGCATGCGATGGATCAGCCGCCGCGGTACGATCATCGGGCAAGCCGCCGCCGCGGCCTCATACATTGCATAGCCCGGGCAGTCGTTCGATCGCAGCGAGACCAGGCACCGGGCCCGGGAAAGCATCTTGGGGACCAGCGAGTGAGGGACAAGCCCATCGGGCGACCCGTGGGATCCGTAGCACTTCACGCCGTGGTATCTGACCCATTCGATCAGCCCGGAGTATCCCCAGCCCTCGACCCCGTGAATCAGGCAAACCGGAGCGTCCCCCTTGAGCAAGTCGCCCGGCTGCGGATCGCGGAAGATCAACCCATCGGGCGATTTGTGGTACCCCTCGACGGTCCGCCCGTGGCGATCGAAGTAGTCACCCCAGCCGACGAACGGCACCCAGGCGACATACGCTTTCGGGTCGCCACGATACCACATATTCGGCGTGAGGATCGGCAGGCCCGGATTGACCTCATCCCCGCAGTCCTCGATCGAGGTGTTGCCGAACTGGTCTTTCGACTGCCGTCGGACGTGTTCGGGCTTGCCGCCGTTGAACCGAACCCACATCGACAGATTCTTGAGCCGCGGCCAGACCTTCCAGATCTTGGGGCAGTTGCGGTGCCCCTTCACGTCGAGGTAAAGGTCGCACGTATCCATTGCCTCGATCCCCACCTCGGGCAGGTCGAGCGGGTCATAGCCCATCCCTTCGTGAAGTCCTCGAGGGGAGAGGACCGTATCGCAGCCGATCGCCTGCAGCATGTCGCGGAGCGCGTCGTTTGGGATCGCCACCTCATAGCCGACCGCGCGGAGCATGGCTGCGGTCGAGAGTGCGGGGCCCTGGTCGGCAAGCTGGAGAATTGCAAGTTTCATGCGTAACTCGGTCCATTCAGGATGAGGATTTCGGGAGCTTCTTTTGCCATGACGCCTCGCCCGCATTGCGAGGAAATATGCTTGAGGCGAGTATGCTCGATGATCGTCCAGTCCGCGTACAGATCTCGAATCCCCGGACAATCGTAATAGCTGACGACGACTCGAGCTTTCTTGTACTGAGCCAGCGCATCGCGCAGCCGGACGTGATCATTCCCCCACAGTGTCGATTTGTGATCGAGTTCGTGCAGGTACTTATTCGATCTCCCCGGGCCCTGGCGATAGCCTGATCTCGAGGCAGCGAAATAGGGAGGGTCGACATAGAGGGCGGCTTGCTTCACGTCCTCGAATCGATTCATTATCGAGAATGCGTCGCGCTGCAGGATCACGACATTCCGCAATCGCTCGTGCCACCAGGGAATCGATTCGACTGCATTCCGAAAGCGAACCGTCGGCGACCCGCCACCCTTAGTCCAGCGCACGGCGATCTGATAGTCGATTCGCTTCGTGCCGGCCGTTCCGTTGCGGCGCATCCAAGAGGAGAGAAAATACCAGTACGCGCGATCTGCCGGCGACAGGTCGCTCGTCGCGAGCTCGTGCTTTGCGCGATCGACAAGCCCCTCGGACATTAGGCAGCGCTGCAAGCGATCGTAGAGCCGCTCGGCGAGGTCGATGTCCTGCAAGCAGTGCGCGAGGTTGATCAAGTCGCCGTGCAGGTCGTTGACCGTTTCCTTTTGGCATGGCGCCTTTGCTAGCAGGACCGCCATCGAGCCGCAGAATGGCTCGAAGTACTGCGAATGCTTCCCGAGTTCGGTGACGATCAGGGGAGCCATAGTGCGCTTGCCGCCAAACCAAGGGGAGATCGCCTTAACCTTCATCGAAAAGCATCCTCTGAGGCTTGGTCGCTGGTGCCGGCCGGATGTTTCCCGATGGGATCGAGACCAGCACGCCGCCGAACTCGACCCCGTGATTCTTACCGTCCGAAACGATCCGGACGATTCCCAGCATGCCGTGATAGCGGGCAATCGGCCGCTTGTCCGCAGCGTACCACGCCTGCACCGTCTGCCCTTTGATCGGATGTCGGATCATCTCACCATGCCATCGCGTTGCTAGCGATCTCTCGGCACTTCTTCATTCCGATTTTCGCCAGACCATTTCGATCGGTGATCCCCTCGCGCGCGAAAGCCTCGATCGCCCTCTCGACGTCGACCTTTCGGCCGAACTCGATACTGAGGATCTCGAGGGAGCCCTCGAAACTGCGATGGCCGGTTGCAATTCTCCAGCCGGTTTCGACGTAGCCCGTCGGGTTTCCGTCCTTGTCTCTCGCCCGGGCTTCTCTCGCGTAGTACGGATAGAGCATTCTGCACCCTACGGCAAATAGGTGTTTTCGATCGTCTCGAGGCCGGTCTCGTCGAGTTCGGCTCGCCAGTGCCCGTAAGGATTGTTTCCCACCGCGGCCCCATAGACGCGATCCCAGCGGGCTTTCCTCAACTGTCGCCACTCGGGCCGGATCGCCCCCCAGTGCAGCACGACCAGAGGATAGCGAACGAGGATCAGCGGATCGCGGCCGTGCGTGTCCAGCTTGGCGCCATTGGTGATCGGATGATCGAACCGCCATTTCCGGCCGCCAGAAACGTTGTAGATGTTCGCGCGGTGCCCTTGCAGCCATGCGCCATCCGATCGGATCGAGTACTTATCGCCCCACAGATTCAGCCATTGCACGTCGAACAGGTCGGCATGCGTGGGCAGGTCGAGGAGCTTTGAGACCGCGTCGCGCTCGAGTGTCTCGTCGATGTCGAGGGCCATCGCCCAGGGGCGGCCGGACGTCGCGGCCAGGTCGAAAACCGACTGCTTGTGTTGCTCGGTGAACTCGATCGATCGGTCGTCCTGCTCAGTGAATCCGAACAGGTTCCGCGACCAAAAGAATCGCTGCTTGGTCCGCTCGCTGCAGCGGTCGAAGTGCACGCAAAACATTACCTCGAGGCGTTGGATTTCCCAGAGATAGCGGTCGACGTGGTGGGCGTCCTCATCGCAAACCGAGGTGAACACGATCACGCGGTCGGTCAGGGCGAAATCGGGGTGAGGGGCGGGGCGGGTCATGGGTCACTCGGTGGAATCGGGCCACAGTTCGGAAATGGTTTTGCCGTAGAACTTGGCGATCTTTTTCGCCGTAGTCATCTGCGTATCTGCCCCATGCTCGATTACGTGCAGGCCAGAGACTGACATGCCGATGGCCTTGGCGGTCTCGTTCAGGGACAGATTAAGGGACTCCCGCACGTCTCGCACCTTGCAGACCAGGACCGGAACCCGGGCTGATGCATTGCGGCGCGGTCGCTTTCGCGGCCTGGTCTGCGCTAGCTTCTCGGCTGGTGTCATGGGTACCACGCCTGCAGGGCGTGCCATTCGGATTCGAGGATTGCGTCGCGGGCTTCGTCAGAGTACTCGGATCGAGCACGGAGCGCCGGCAAACTAGCCGCGCGGTTCTCTTGCGGAATGCTCCGGAACTGTGCGCGGATTTCCGGAACGGACATTTCGACCTCAAGGAGCGATCTCAGGATGTCGATCATATCTTCGTCGACCCTCTCGAATCGCCCCACGAACACCGCGCCGTCGGTGAACCGCCGATAAATCTCCGAGAGGAACCCCGGATGCCTGGCCGCGCAGGCGATCGCAAACGTATTGAAGTCCCTCGACTGGCAATCCCGCCCGATCGCCCAGTCGCCGCCCCAGCCGATCAACTCGCGATGCGCCCAGAATGAGCGGTACCACGAAAGCGGATGCCGGACAAAGCAGAACGTCTTGACCTCGGCGCCGTAGAGCTCGACCGCGTCCGACCGGTCGCCGTGTTCCTTGCCGTCGCCTCGAGCATCTGGGATCAGCGAGACCAGGACCCGGCGGATCCAGGTGCCAGCAATCTTTGGCGCGTGCACGAACGCGATATTCTTCGAGGGTATGTAAATCACTTCACCCATCCTTCGTTGAAGACTTCGACCCGATGCAAATAGGTCATAGTCGTACGGACCAGTTCCGACCCCGCCGCTCGCACGTTAGCCCGCCATGCGTGATCCTCGAGGGCGTCGGCGATTATCGCCTCGCTTATCGCTTGATTGCTGCTTATCGCAATGTAATTCCTGCCAGCGATCCATCCCTCCTCTTCCATGCCCGGAATCGCCGGCCCGACGTAGACCCCGCCATAGCCAGCGACCTGGTAGATCCGATTCGACCAGTACCGATCGAACCGCGGATAGTCGGCCGCGATCGACAACTTGCAGGATGCCATCACATCGCAGAGCCGCTCGCCGCGGATCCCTTGGCCCTGATCATCGCTGATCACCCATAGCCGGCGGCCGAACTTTTGCTGCATCTCCTCGACCCAGGCTTTCCGCTGGCCATAGACCGTCCCCAGGAACACCAGATCGGCGGCGAGTTCCGGCTTGAACTCCCCCGGTCGCCAATCGTGGCCGATGCCCTGGCGAAGTACTCGAGCGGTAGGACCGAGGAACGGGATCGAGGATCCGTCGGTGGTGAAGAATCGATCGACCACGTCGCAGACTTCGCACGCCCAGCGATAGCGCTCGGCGCAGTATGCGGGATTCAGCAGATCGAACACCCAGCACGCGACACTACGCGCGAGGCCTTGCCGGCGCACCTCGGCAACAAACTCGCACGTCGCGGCGCCGGTCTGGTCCCACTCGCCCAGGAAACGGCACTTGGCGAAGAGGACCAGGTCGAAAGGCCCCATGTTGCGGAGTAAGGAAATCGCCCCCAGTTGCGAAGTCGTGGACTCCTCGACCTCGGCGACCGTATGCCGGGCATCGCGCAGCGCGTGAGCGATATAGGACTCGGTCGAATGCGGAGAGAAGGACCCGAGATAAAAGATCCTCATTTCGACCACCAATCCCGAACGAAGAATGGATACTCGAGGCGATAGCCGCCGAGGCGTCGAGTGCGGGAGAAAACGTTGACCGTCCAGGCGTATTGCATGCCATGCTCGATGGTCAGGCCTGGCAAAGGCGGAATATGGTCGACCGAAACATGCAAGCCGGTGAGGTGAGTCTGCCGCCGGCGGGGGAGAGTTTTCGCAACCACGTTCACTCCTCCCGTTTGATGGTCGAGACCGCGCCGACATGCTTGGCCAGCGTCTGCCGGGGATACCAAATGCCCCCATGCTTCGCCGCCCAGACCCCGACCACGCCGTCGGAATCTCGCCAACCGTTATTCGGTCCGATTCGCCGATGGGCGAGGACCACGGGATCCGTCAGCAGATCGCGGATCCCCTCGGGCGAGAAGATGTAAGCGCAGGCGCCGGGCGAGAGCCATCCTCGATTGTGCTGCTGCCAGGAATGCTCCTGCATGTCGCCCAGGTCCGGCGGCCGGTAGAGGGAGACGATCCGCGGGGGCGACTTGCCCGGCTCGACAAGTTCCATGTATGCGGCGAGTGTGATCGGATCGAAACGGACGTCATCCTGAAAGATGCCGTAGGCGCTCGCGTGCGGATAGTCGATGTAAAGGGTCGTCGCCGCCACGTAGAGATTGCCGAACGGGCCCCATGTCTTATCGTCGTCGCTCGAGATGCGTCGCACGCCCATTCCAGCCGCGACAGCCGACTTAACCGTCGCCTCGAGGTAGCCACCCGCTGGAACGCACTTCGCGCACCCGCGCGGGGCGGTCGTGATCGCCGTAACGAGATCGAACCCGGGGAAGATCAGGGGCTCGTAAGATCGGCAGCTGCTGCACTCCTCGAGGTTGGTCGAGTGGATGCCCATACTATTCAGGCCAGGGCAGAGGCAGGCAAAGACCCGCAAGTCCTCCTCGCCGATCTCGGCCTCGGGATGCTTGGCCGCGGAATGCTTGAACTGGCCGAAGAACTTGCAGTCGGTTCCGCATTGGTTGCTTGCTGGCATTAGAGGGACTCCGGAACGTTGGCGGATCCTCGGGCACTCGCCGGCCCATCGATGATCAGTACATCGATTCCCGCCAGCATTGGCGCCCGCTCGCCGTCTCGCACTACCTGCACGGTTCGCCCGAGTTCCTCGAGGGCCTTCCGCAAGATCTCGGCCGCCTCGGTCTTGCCCGACATTTTCGGACCCGTCAGTCGAACGGTCAGCATTGGTTACTCCACCTCGAGGGATGTTTTCGCGAGCGTCGCCCGTTCCTCTTGCTTCGCGGTCCTGGCCCGCACCAGCTTCGCCTCGCGCAGTGCCTGCAGGCGGACCCAGGTCGAGACCGGCATTCCGTCAAGTGTCGCCGCCGCGGCCAGCTGCTGCAGTTGGTCCCGGTCGAGCATCACGCGGAGGATATGGATTTTGCGTTTTGAGACCGGCTTGCGATGCGATGCGGGATTCTTGGCCATGCGGTCCTCTGGAAAAGAAAGAGGGGCAAGGCCGGATGTCCGGCCTGCCCCAGTAGCCGCGGCAGGATTTGCACCTGCGGTTTCCAGCTTATGAGGCTGGCGAGATACTGCTTCTCTACGCGGCATCAAAAGGCAGCGGGGGAGTTACCACCCCGCCACCCCTTCATAATTTGCCGGTCCGTCGACATTTCGGATCCGACGGGCGAAGTATACCCATATTATGGGAATGATCGCAAGCGGGAAAATTCTGGCTACGTGGTCAGGTCCCACTCGAAAAGAGCCTCGAACGTTACGGCGATCGACCCGACCAATTCCGTATCCCGTTCCGGCATCTGGCGATTCGTCGGCAAGAGGGGATGTCGCAGGATCTCGTTTCCGCTCGATGGGTGGAGGAGCATATGGGCGGTCAGTGCCTTGAGGACCAGGCGAAC